GCCGCCGCGATGCCGCCCTTAAAGTCCTCATCTCTGCTCAGGAGAGAGCTGCATCAACGTGGGCGCCAATCTATGCTGTTGCCCTTGTCGTGTGCCCCGACCGAATGACAAGCGCGCGTCAAAAGCGGAAAAACGGCGATGATGTTTCTCTCACGATGCAAAACTCCTATCTCGGTAGCTTTGCGGCCGTTGGCGCACGAAATCAAATTTGGGCAGGCGACATCGTCCGGGAGACTCTGTCGGATGCCGAAAGCTACATCCTTTCGTGCATTTCGCACATCAGGAAAGAGCCTTTTGAGCGACTCATCGAAATGTTTGAGTCAGTTGATCGTTAAAAAAGCCAGGCGCGCGGGAAGGACAATTCGCACGCGCCTGGCTCACCTGTGCGGAACAACGGAACCAAACAGGATATCGAAAGATTGCTGACGAGAATGACCCGTTCAGATTACAGGCGACGCGGCTTGTTGGCAACCCTGCGGCTGAATCTCAATTCGAAGCCCGTACGTTTTGCCACGCTCTTGAGCCACAATCCATTTCACCTGGCCTGCTCCGAGCACGTCAGCATCATCGACGCCCAAAAAAGCTGCAATCGCGTCACGAACCGCCTTGGTGGACGCTGCAAGGTTGTCTGAGTCCTTGATCGCACCTGGAGATACGCGCGTCATCTTGACAACGAATGGCGCAACAAAGCGCTGTCGGTCGAACTTCGCTGTGCGAAGCATGAGCGTCACTAGATCCTTTTGCTCGCGGGACCTACGGTGACGCTTGGCCCAGTGATCGCGCCGATTCATCTCTGAAACGGTCTGAATTGGCACCATCACCGAGATCATGACGAGCTACTGAATCAGTTTGGCAAACTTGTCGCGACGGCTCTTCAATGCCTTGGCATAGTGAGACTCGTCCGCCGTGTAGTAGCCCTTCAGCTTAAGCGCGTGCGAAAACCCGGCAGTGTCGCCAGCAATCACGAATGGCCAAGAGGAACCGAACTGCTTTTTAAGAATCTCCAGATAGTCTTTTGCCCCGTCTTCAAGGGTGCGGAAGGCACGGAAACAGCAAACGGGGTGAGGGGGGAACGCCCACAGCACGACCTGGCCATTCGCCGTCGTGGATGTCGTTACCGCCGACTTGCTCACCTTATCGAATTCTGGACGACCGAAAGCAGCAGGATCGTCTTCGGAGCGACGAGGCTCCCGGTCTCCAGCGCGAGCCACGATTGCGTTCGCGGCTGAAGGCGCAAGGATCTCGTTGCAGGCGAAAAACTGCCAGGACCGGCCGTCGCTCCCACCAGGACGCCCCTTCACGTTGCCGAGGTTGTAGCCCCAGCATCCGGCACCGTCTCCCGTCTCAAGACCCCAGTGTCCGAGAAGGACGAGCAAGGCGTCGCGGGAGAGTTCTGGGGCAAGCCGCGCGAGGGCCGCGTAAAGCTCCTCCGGCGTCACCTTGGTTCGTTTAGCTGGAAGACGCGTTGTGAGCGGTCTCTCTGGCTCCGGATCCGGCTGCGGCTCGGAAAGCGATACGGCTCGCGCCCACGTCTTGTTGCCGACGATTCCGTCCGGCTTTAGACCGTTCATCATCTGGAAGACGCGTGTGGCCTTCTCCGTCACTTCGCCGAACACGCCATCGGCATCTACCTTAATGATTTTCTGCCAGGTAGCCACAGCGGGGCCGTGATCGCCACGGCGCAGCACCGGGTTCTTTCCGTTGCTCGGTGCAGGCTTGTGCGTGTCGTCAGCCATGGTTCACGCCACCGTATCTTCTGCCAGGAGGGCTTCCTTCACCTTGTCGGAACATGGTGGCGGACACTGCTTTGCTCGCCATTCAGCTACTTTTCTACGAAGTTTCCCTTGGTCCATGCGGGCCATCCAAATTGATACGTACTCGTTGCTGCGAGTTCGTACCTTCTCAAGCGTGGTGGCAAGCGCGATCACATTCGGGTCTTCGTTGGTAGCAGCAAAGCTCGACATGGTCAGTCCTCTCGATACGGGATGGCGCCGTTCGATTCTGACCCGAGCAGATCACCCAGGTGATTCAGCGCCTTGATGACGCGGTCATGAAGCTCCAGCGCCAGTTCGGTGTATGCCTTGGCGTCCTTCACCCGAGCCTCGCACTCGGCACGATAGAGGCGGTTTGCCTCCTCCAGGCGGCGATCGAGGCGCAGAATGTATAAGAGCTGCGCCGCAATCACGACACCAGAAATGCCGTAGTCAGCGAGATGCGAATAAAGGCCCGACACGTCGAGCAGTATAAAGCAATCGCCTGCTCATTCAAAAAGTTCTTTTGCGTCCGGGCATCTACGGATTCGACAGCAGTTGCCGGATGACCTTCTGTTGTCCAATCATAAGCCATAAAAGGACCAGAATGATGAGTTCGTTGCTGCTACGAGGATGAACCTGGAGAAGGAGCATTTCCATCTCCAAAGCGTAATCGACGAACTGCCGAATGTTCAAAACTGAGCTGTCAAGATTTTCTGGAAATTCTGCGCGCTTGCGTGCTTAATATCGGGCCATGGCCAAAGGACAGGAAAAACCTGCGAAGACGAACAAGCCAAAGCTCTCCACGAAGGAGAAGCAGGACAAGAAGAAAACGAAGCAGCAGAAAAAGGCCACTTCGTCGGCGTGACACTTTTCCGGGGTAGCTCAGTGGTAGAGCGACGCACTGTTAATGCGTTGGTCGCACGTTCGACCCGTGCCCCCGGAGCCTAGACGAATATGCCCTCCCCGAAGTATCCGCAGAGCCCGCTCGACAACCCGGCCTTCCGCCGCTGGTTCGGTGATTCCGTCGTCGTTGACGAGGACGGCGAGCCGCTCGTCGTTTACCACGGCACCGACAACGACGATTTCAAGTCATTCCGAGCCGAAGCTCTTCCCCGTGGGGGCCGAAAAGGACGACTTCTCGGAGAGGGCTTCTACTTCACGAGCGACCCCGACCAAGCCGCTCGATGGGGCAGGCATGTCATCGCAGCTTATCTCCGTATCGAGAACCCAAGAACGCAACGGGGTGGCCTGCTTGTGTCTGCCTCTTCCGATCAAGACGGAACGATTGCGGCAGGAGCGCCCGGCACACGCGACGGCGAGGTGTGGTTTATCGTGAAGAGCCCCTACCAAATCAAGAGCGCGACCGACAACGACGGAAGCTTTGATCCCGACGACCCAGACTTCACTAGCAACGGTCGCACCTTCATCCCCCCGCAGATGGTCGCTGACGAAGCCGAATACGGCCTTCATCTGCGCGCGCAGCAGCCGCCATCGAACCGGTGCTGCACGGCGGTTGGTCTGGCGCGGGCAAAGCAGCTAAAGAACCGCGAGCCTGTCAGCGTCGATACGCTGAAGCGGATGCGGAGCTACTTCCAGCGCCATGCAGTGGACAAGAAAAGTCCGCGATGGGCTGTCGATTCAAAGGGTTTTCAGGCGTGGCTCCTATGGGGCGGCGACAGCGGACGAGACTGGTGCAATCGCATCCTCGACGGGCTTGGGGAGTAGAGCGAATGGCGAATCGCGCGCTGGTCATCGTCCACCTATCGAGCATCGAAAGCTATCGCTCGGCGTGCGGAAGAGACGCTGCGAACAACCTTGCGGACGCTCTTGAGCACGCCGCGAAGGACGTCGTATCCAAGCACGGCATTGTTTACGTGGTCGATCAATTTTGGTCAGGCTCACTTCGCGACAGGGTGGCAAGGAACCTGGAGCGTGTGGGCGCAAAATTCCTACGTTTCGACGAGGCCAAAACGACCTGGGAATGGTTTCTTCCGAGGCTTTATGGCCGCTTGCGGCGAGACAAGGTCGATCAAGTGACCGTCGCTGGCATTTGGTTTGACCCGAAGCTCGAAACGGGATGCGCTACGACCGTTTACCTCTACTTAAAGGGAAAATTCCCGACGATGGTTGACGAGGACTTGGTGGCTTGGGAATGCGACGAAGATGATGAAGACGTGCAACGAAACCCAAGCAGAGCCCTTTCTGCCGAAGAGACGGCTGACGAGTACGACCGTGGGCGCGCAAACGAGTTCCTGACGGGAGGTTGTCTTGACTGGGCTCAGGCCTACATCGACCACGTAGGGGGAACGCTAGTCGGCGTTTTCGTTAACGGATCGATGGAACATGTCATGGTAAAGGACGGCAAGTTTGTCGTAGATGCCGTCGGCGTTCATCGTCCGAGTGCTGTCGTTTCTTGGTTCAAGAAAGCGTGGAAAACAAAAGACGTGAAGTTCTTAAAGCCACGGGAGAAAGACCTGCGGCTACTTGAGGCCGATGACGACCGATACGACGAGGCTCGCGCCCACGTTTACAACCAGTACAGACGATGAAACCGAATCCGCTCGAACCGATGTTCGCTGCTCAACTTGCACCTCGCGACGTGAGGCGTCTTGAGTCGATGGAAGCTGAGTGGGCGCGGTACAGCGAGCTTTCCGACCGAGCCTACGATCTCGGCATGACGAAGGAGGGAGACCTTCTTTCAGAAGCCGCCGACGCGGCTGCCGAGCAGTTCCTCAATGCCCTCGACGCCATCGAGGAAGGCGAAGAATCCGACGCGGCGGAGGGCGACCTCGAAGGCACGCTCATTGAGGCGTACGAGGACCATCGAACCGGCGGTCATTCGCGGGGCCTTCACTCCAAAGCAGAACTAGCCAAGCATCTCCGATGGGCATTCTCCGAGTTTGGCGTAGACACGAGCGAAGCCTCGGACGAAGAGATTATTGAAGCAGCCTACGATGCGTGGCTTTGGAAGACGAAGCTCAGGCGAAGGCTCGAAAAAGCTCGTAGTAGATGAATCAATCAAGCCATCCGCTCAAGAAACTTAGGTTCGATGGAGTCGTCAGTTCCACGCCTCGGCTCGCTTCCTTCTTCTCGGCGTCTCGCTCTGGCCAGTCTGAGCACTCGTCGCTGATCATACCAAGAAACATGCTTGGACCGGTTGGCTGGTATTTGCCGTAGCGCATACGCTCGTTCGCGTAGCTGAGAGTCATCGACTTCCTCGCGCGAGAAGTTGCAACGAATGCAACGCGCTTTTCCTCCTCGACAGTTGGCGCATCGTCTCCTGGAGGCAGGATGCTTGCCTCAAATCCGACAACCCATACCGCATCGGCTTCAAGGCCCTTGAAGCCGTGAACCGTGGAGAGGATGACCTTCTCTCCCGATGCGTCATCAGATGCCGTGATGAGAGAGACCTCCTCAAGGTAACCGGCAAGGGTCGGCTTGGAAACACGGCGCTCATAAGCCGCGACCGCTCCGACGACGGCCTCGACGTGCTCAAGGTCGCGAGCGGCCTTTTGGGAGTCTGCGTGACGACCTTCCTTCTGAAGCTTCTCCAGCTTGTCGTGGAGCATCTTCCGGTAGCCACTCTGCGTCAAAAGGAAGTCCGTCACCTCGCTTGCCGACTTCTCTTCGAGCATCTGCGCCGCCGTTCGGTAGAGGTAGAAGAACTTGGTTAGGTTCTCGTGTGGCTTTCCCGTTACGACACCCTCGGCGAGGGCGGCTTGCACGCCACGCGCAAAGCTGACGCCTCGCTCCCGAGCACGCTCGCGAATCTTCGAGACGGCCTTGTCACCAAGACCTCGCGACGGATTGTTGATAACCCGCTCAAAATCGAGGTTCGAGTCCTGGTTCACGAGCAGGCGCAGGTAGGCAAGCGCATCCCGAACGACTTTGCGCTCGTAGAACGTGATCCCGCCGACAATGTCGTATCGAACCGCCCGGTTTCGAAGCTCATCCTCGATGGCGCGAGAAAGGACATGGTTTCGGTAGAGAACGACGCACTCGCTTGGGCGCGTACCCTGACGAATCTTGTCCTCGATGGCGCTCGCGACAAAGCGCGCCTCTTCGTCCTCATCGCGGAAACCTCGAATGAGGACTTTTTCGCCACGATTGTTTCCCGTCTCTGCGTCACCATTGACGACGAAGGCATTGGCACACTCAACGATGTTCTGAGTTGAGCGGTAATTTGTCTTCATGTCCACGACGACCGCGTCCGGGTAATGAACGCGAGCGAAGTCGATGATGTTCTGCGGGCGGGCGCCTCGCCAGGCATAGAGGGATTGGTTCACGTCCCCGACCACGCTGAGGTTACGGCTTGCCGCGAACGCCTTTACGATACGGAACTGAACCTCGCTTGTGTCCTGGTACTCGTCTACGAGCACGTGGGTCCACTTCTGCCTGAGGCTCTGACCGACGCTATCGCGGCCCTCGGCGGCACGCATGACAACGTTGAGAAGGTCGTCAAAGTCGAAGGCATTGTTGCCCTTTAGGATCGATTCGTACCGCTTCCAGGTGGCCTTCTGATCGGATGCAAGCTCATCGGACCCGTCTACGTCGCGCAGGTCCTCTGGCGTGTAGCCCTCAGACTTTGCGCGACTGATGAACTCCTGAATGTCGCTAGGCTTCACCTTCTTCGGGTCGATGTTCAGTTCGCCCATCGCTCCCTTGATGCAACCAAGGCAGTCGTCCTGGTCGTAGATGCTGAAGTCCTTCTTCCGTCCATCTCGGCTTCGGTCGTCCTCAAAGGACCTGAGAAGTTTGCAGCACACCGAGTGGAAAGTGCCTGCCCAGATCGCATTCGCTTGTTGCGCTCCAACGATGTGGGCGATGCGTTCCTTCATCTCTTTTGCAGCCTTGTTCGTGAACGTCACGAGCAGGAGGCGCTTTGGATCGACTCCACGAGCAAGAAGCGACGCGGCGCGATGGGTGATTGCGCGGGTCTTTCCGCTACCGGCGGTTGCGTTGATGAGGAGCGGACCGCTGCCGTGATCAACGGCCCGCTTCTGGGCGGCATTTAGGCTCACTTGCTAGCCCACCGAAAGGTTCGAGAGAACGAATCGAATACGCTCCGCCACGATCTGGTCAATGGCCTCAACCAAAAGAGCGTGCCCCTTGCTCTCTGACGGAGCCTTAAGGCGCGGAGTGCGGTAGTCGTAGTTCACGCCGTCGAGGAATTGTGTCGGGCTAATCCTAGCGACGTTTGGAGCGCGACCCAAAATCTTCTTGATGACCTTGGGAGCCTCTCGGCGACTCTTTTTGGATGAACGGATGTTGTAAACGTACCCCTCAGAAAGGGTGATGTTTTCAGCTTTCGCCTTAGTGACAACCTCACTTGCTTTCATCGTTGATGGCTGCTTGAGAACCCATGCTCGTTTTGATTCTTTTTTCATGTGAAGGTAGGTCTGTGTGGAGGCTGAAACCTAAGTCGAGGTTTCCATCATGTCAACCTCATACCGTGAAGGCAATCTGGCCAGTTGAAAAATCCTCAACGTTTCCTTTGACTCCAAGAACCTTTCCGAGCACGAATGCTTCGGCCTGCTCGTCCGTCAGATCGAGACCATCAACGACACCAGAAACAGTTGATTGCTTGTCCTTGAGAAGGATCTGAAGCCATTCATCGACGGTTCCTGCGGCGTCCAGGTAGGTAATCACGCAGGAATTTTTTTGACCGATGCGATAGATGCGGTCTTCTGCCTGCACGAGCAGGGCAGGCTTCCACGCTCGCTCGACGAACAGGGTGTCGCTTGCCTTCGTTAGCGTGAGGCCGACGCCTGCGGCCTGAATAGAGCAGACGATCACGTCCAGCTCGCCGCGCTGAAAAGCATCCTTGTCGCTCGTTCGTTCCTTTTCGGACATCCCACCGATGATCTGCCCCACCTTAAACTTTCTCAAACCGGATGGGGACCTGAACTCCATCTCGCGAAGCTTGTCCGAGAGACCTACCGTCACGTCACGGTGGTGCGCCATTACAACGAGGGGACGGCCTGTCCCTTCTGCGTGAGTGACAATCCATTCAATTGCAGCGTCGATTTTCCCGATAGCGGCGAGCTTTCGGAGCGCGGTGAGCTTAGTGACGGCGGGAGATGCGAGGTGCTTAATGACAGCGATGGGTCCGCCGTTCTCCTCCGTCCACGCGACGAAATCGCGTAAGGCCGACGCATACTCGCGACCCGTCTTGTCATCGAGCGGAACGTAGATCGTCTGACGACGCTTGGGTGGAAGGTTCAGAATCTCTTTCTTCCTCCGCAGCATCATCTGCGAAAGCAGACGATGGAGCTTCGGCGTGTTCGATGCTCCCGAAAAATCCCACGTCTTGACCCTCTGGCCTCGGCGACCGACTTCCGCAAGCTTGCCGTCGCAGAAGAATTGGCCGTAGAGAGCGTAGTTCCAGAACCGCTGCGGGTTGATCATGTAAAGGATCGGCCAAAGCTCGATGGGGCGGTTTTCAAGAGGTGTTCCGGTAAGAAAGAACCGCTTTTCCGTCGCATGGGCCGCAATCTGAGCGACGGCGAGCGACCGCTTGCTTCCGGAGAGTTTTGCCGTCTTTCCAAAGGCTTTCAGCGTCTTGACGTTGTGGGCCTCATCCACGATGAGCGTCGTTACAGGAACAGCCGTGATCGCCTCAACGTGAGAGGAAAGAATGTCGTAGTTGACGATGATGACGTCGTACTGCCAGAGCAGGCCGGGGTCGAGAGGCTTGGTACCCGTGACGATGTAGGACGTGAACTCTGGGCGCCATTTGGTGAACTCGCGCTGCCACTCGACCCGCATCGCCGCTGGGCACACGACAATGACGCGAGCATCTGCTGCGCCACAGGCTTGGAACGTTTTTCCGAGACCTGGCTCATCGGCGAGCAGTCCAGCCTTCACAGCGTCGAGCCAGCGGACACCGGTCACCTGGTAATCGAAGGCGCCGTCATGGACCTTCCTGTCCGATTGCGGCAGCGCAACAGGCGGCACAGGAAGAGGGGAAGGTTTCAGGTCGCGGGACGCCAAGAACTCCAAATCACCACGCTGCTCTGGAACCTTTCCGACTCCGATCCTCGTTCCATCCTCGTTGTACCAGCAGACGAAGCGTGCTTCGCCGCTCGGGATGATGACCTTCTGCCCCTTAGAAAAGGCGCACCTCGGCTTTGCCGTGTCAGTCGTACCCATCAGCAGGTGGATCTAGTCCACACGAAGCGCTTGCTGTCAACCGCCATAGCCCATCGAGAACGCGAACCCTGCGAAACCCGAAAGAACATGCCAGATCGCATGCGACCGGTCATAGCGACTTGGATTTCTACGAGCGTCCACGTACGCAACAAGCGCGAGAACCACGAAAACAAGACCTAGTGCGGCATACATCGGCCTCGTCGCATGGAACGTCATCCACGTGTTCGATGCGATGACCGCGTAGGCAAACGCATGGTCCGTGCGTTTCCATCGCGTCTCAACACTCGCGTGGTAGCAGAGCGTCACGAAAAAACTCGCGAGGTAAACGAACGATAGGACACTTCGTTGGTGCGCTAGAACCCAAACCGTCGGCAGAAGCGACAGCGTGGTAAGAAGCGAAAGGGACCTTTCTCTCACGGACCGATCGCGACCTCGTTCGGCTCGGTGTAGGCGACGGCAGCGGATGCAACTCCAAGGTCAAGAGGCGTTGCAGCAACCATCAAATCGCCCGTGTCGGTATCGTAGAACGTCTCAATGATGAACTTTCGGGCCAACTTTGGCGGGTGAACCTGCTTCTCAAGTCCTGACTTAAGCCGCTTGTAAGCAATCTTGTACGTCAGCCCAATAACGACCCCATCGGGATCAAGTGGCCTCATGTCGTGGCGGTCTCCGTCCAAAACCTGATAGCCATTCCACACCTTGCGCGTGACGGAGTCGCCCTTGTCGCGCAGCCAATAGACAACCGCAACTCGACGACCACGCTTCAATTCTTCAAGGCACCAGTCCTCGTTCACCCCGCTGAAGCTAAACGTCAGGTCGTAGTTCATGCCTGAAACGTCGCGACGTGGGACCTTGGTGTAATCGTACATCGAGAGTCGCGTGTCGCGGAGTCTGCCACCGAGCTTTCGACGGTCGAAGTATCCATGAAAAAGCTCTGGGCAGACCATCTCCCAAGGAATATCGCTGAGCAAGTTCGGGCGCACGTAAGGGCGGACCTTGGAGTCGTATGAATCAACGATGTGCTTTTCGATCGCCGCAACGAACATGCGAGTCCATGCCTCAGGCTCAAGAATCAGCGACTCAGTTCGCACAAGTTTGGCTTTCCCATGCTCGTCCGTTATCGGGTTTTTGCCCGAATAAACGAGGCACGTTTCTCGACATGCCTGGCTACTGCCGACGCACAACCCCTGCCCAGCCATCGGCAAATTGCGCTTGGAGTATTCGCCTGCCAATCGATGGGGAAGTAGAGCGATTCCCTTGGAGTAACCTGGCTCAATTCCAGAAACCTTCTTGCCCTTCTCAAGCTTGAAGTTTTCGGTCAGGAAGCTTCCGCGCATGGAGGAGAGGGTATCGTACGCGCCAACGTACCTTCCCTTGTACGGTCCGCTCTCGTACTTGTATCGGAAGATAGGCTTCAAGCGCTCAAACGCCTCCTGCTCCGACATGGCCATGGCCCTATCGAAGCTGACCCGGCTTATCAGCTTTCCACCGGACATCTTCCCAAGGCCTGAATTATTGAGCGCAAGCTCAGGCATCTTCGACGCAGCAACGTCGCGCGATGCGTTGGGCGTTGCTTTCGATAGGTCCGACTCCAGCGTGTCGAGGTCGCCCTCGAACTCAATGCGCGTGTGCCGAGGGTAAAGCTTCTCTGCTTCGGCAAGTGCCTCGACGAAGTTTGCACCCTCAAAGAACGCGTCCGGACCCTTCTCGTCGCCGACCGCCCAGCCTCGCTTGATCGCCATAATTCAGCCTTGGTATTCTAGGATCCAAACCTTTCCCAGTTCGGGGAAGGTTCCTTTACGCAGCTTCATGCCAGCCGCCTTTGGAACGTCAGTGTAGACGCTCTTTGGTGCGCCGCAGTGCTTCTTCTGCTCGTAGGAGAGCATCTCCAGGCGCTTTCGGGCTTGGCCTGACCGCTCCTTCATGAGCGTCATCGCTTGGGCATAGAAGACCTCAAGCCATGGGTCCAGCAGAGGAAGGGTCTCGGCAATATCCTCGGAGGATACCTCGATAAACTGGTCGCAGAACTCTTCAGAGCTGAGTTCCTTCTTCACCGTAAAGAGGTCCGTCTGAATCTCCTCGATAAGAATACATTCCGGAAGCTCGGCGAACCGGACCCATCCCACTGTAAACGCGTTGCCCCTGCGCCAAACCGGATGGCCGGACATTAAGGACAGCTCTCGAATCGACTCAACAACGACGCGATGCTTGCCCTTAAAGTTGCGAGCATCCAGGTTCAGTTGAAGGACCTGATTGGGGGCGGCACTCAATCGCTGGTCCTCGGACGCGTAACTTGTCTCGGTAGGGATCCAAACGACGCCCTCAGAGGCGGGCTGGTCACGGCGCGAAGCGTTCATGGAAGTTTCTTTCTTGCCCAGTCACTCACCCAATACCAACCGATAGCAATACCCGCAGCGGCTACCGCGAGGCCAGAACTTGCGCTAACGCCAGCAGCAGCAAAATTGCCGTCGTCAGCAAAGTCCGTGACCATCACACGAGGATTCGACAGATTTTTCTGGTAGAAGCCTCGGATCTTCGAAGCGATGTCCGCGACGGTGATCTTGCCGTCGTTGTCCGTATCCATCGGACGATTCTGCGCGTATGCGGAGGTTCCTTCAGAGTACGCAACTGCCGATGGCTCCCGAAGGGCAAAGCTCGGCGCGAAGATGAGCAGGTAGGTCTGATCAAGGGTCAGTGGCCTCCGTCCTCCGCTCATCCGAAGGAAGTAACTGACGACGTACTTAAGCTGCTCTTCGGGGCTCATTTGGGAGAGCCAGTCCTGGGCGTCTTTGCCAGGCATCGACATCCCAGCGTCCGCTGCTGCCGCCTTAGCCGCAGGCGCGCAGAACTGAATCAGACCGACGCAGCCTGACGTTGGGTTTCGAACAGATGACGAGAACGTGCCTCCGCTCTCAAAAGCGATCACGGTGGCGAGAAAGTCTGGCTCGGTTCCGATCTCGTCGGCCGCCTCGATGAGCCTCTGTCGGAAGGATCTGCTCGTTCGGTGAAGCCCTGGAATGCCGATCAACGAGGCAGTCATCGTTTTTTCTCCACCCACTTTTGGAAGTACCATCCAAGGCCAGCGCAGCTTGCAACGGTTACGAGAAGGCCAAAAATAGAAGGCCCGTCCTCAATTCCAGATCCGGGAACCCTCGAAACCCAAGGCTGGAGCAGATTCTCCCAGAAAAGAGGCGCCATGTTTGCGTGGCCACCGTGCCCGACGTTGTCGTACTGGGCAAAGTAGAGATTCTTCCCAGCCGTCCAAAGCCTTGATGGATTGGGAAGCCCTTCCGGCAGCATTCCAGCCTCTTGAATCGCGTAGTTCGACCGGTGATTGATGGCGTCAATGGTCGAACGCATCGTCTCCGCGCCGGACTGATAGTAGACACCCTTTTTCTCGGTGGAAGGATTCGCACCGATAGATGCCGTCATCAGCATGAACTTCGACGGATCCTTCAGAGCATCCAGCGCAAACTCCACGTATCCCTGCGTTGGGAGAGGACTTTTCGACGTACCGGTTTCGTACGCCGCATCGTGCAGCATCACGCCTTTGATGCGAGCACGATCCTCTGGCGACATGAGCAGGCGCTTCCAGATGTGGCCCCCAGCGCTGAAGGCGCCGAGGTAGATGTTGCCGACCTCGTCCTCACGCAGACCTAGACGATCCAAGATACCGGGAAGAATCCTTCCTCCTGATGAGACAGCCAGATCGCCACACCTCTGCGCGGATGCCCCGCCCGCAGCCTTCCCGTCGCCCGTGCAAGGTAAAAACTTTTGCACTGCATCCGCAACAGTCGCCCCAGGTACCTGCGCCGCATTGACCGGACCCGCCCAAATAACAAGATCGGGAAAGCTCATCGTCGCCTAGTCCTTCGGTTGGGCGTGTACGTCCAAACCTGGCCAAGCTCCGGCAGTGCAAGCGACGGCGCGAGCTTCATGCCCATCGACTTTGGCAGGTCGGTGTAGACGTTGCGGGGGGAGCCATGCTCCTTCTTCTGCGCGTAGTCGAGCATCTCGACCTTCATGCCATGCTCCTCGGCCAAGTCGAAGGTCAACCCAAGCGCATCCTCGTAAAAGCGATCTGCAAATGGCTGCATCAACGCAAGCGCCTGCTCAATGTCCTCTGGCTCAAGGCCTCGCGACTGAAGTTGACTCCTGAATTCTGGATCTTTAAGACCCTTTCGTACCCCGCCCACGTCGCTTTGGACTTCCTCGACGAGAAATCGGTCGAAGAACTCGCAGTACCTAACCCAGCCAATCGTGAACCACCTCTTACCGGTCTTTACCGGGTGACCGGAGCGAATCGAGACCTCCTTTACCTGTCGAAGGATGCTCCTCTGCTCGTCCGTGTAGACAGGGTCATCGAGGTCAACATTGAGCTGCAAAACCTTGTTTGCGACGTCACAAATTCTTTGAGCAGAACCGTGGTATCTCGACGAGGTTACGCGCCACGTAACCCCGTGCTTTGCAACAATTCGATCCAGAAGCTCAGGCGTAAAGTCGGCGCCTTGTGTCTCCGCCTTGATCTGCTCGAATTCCTGAGGGAAGAGCTTCTTAAAGGCGCCAGCCTTCATTGGCAAAGCTTGCTTCTTCAGCTTCGAGACTACCCGAGTCTTTTTGCCCAGCGCCAACGTTCCAGAGCCCGCAACGAACTCAAACTCAAGCAATGTACCCTTCCAAATCGCATCCTCAATACCGACAGCTTCTTCAAGGTCGATGTCCTTCACCTTTGCGTCCTTGAAACTCGCTCCCTCAAGATTCGCCTCGTTAAATCTTGACCGAGTAAGAACGGCCTCGTCGAAATACGCATTTTGAAGCTTCGACCTTGAGAAAGATGCCTCCCGCAAATCGGCTCTAAAGAAGTTTGCTCCTCTACAATCGGAACCCGCAAAGTTCGATCTCAAAAGATGAGCATTACGAAAATTTGACGAACGAAGATCGGCATCTTTGAAGCTAACCTGATCTCCACCTGAGGCCTGTTCAAGGTCGGCTTCAGTCATTACAACACCTGCAAAGCTACTGCCTGAAAGCCTCGCGCGCTGAAGCTTCGTACCTCGGAACGTAGAAGCTTCTGCGTTAACACGTTCCATTCCTGAGAAAGACATGTCTGCGGTGTCGAATGAAACGTACGAGACATCTGCCCCATCGAATCGAGCATAAACGAGTTTAGCGCCGTAGAAGTTGGAAAGAATGAGCTTAGCTCTGTCAAATCTAGCGTAAGCTAGGTTGGTATCTCGAAAATCTGCTTTGCCTCTTGCAAGGCTAAATTCTGCGCCCTTCAATTCGGCCGCATAGAAGTCAACCACCTTGAGTTCAGTTTCAGAGAAGTTGGCCTCTTCGCCCGACGTGTCGTGAAATAGAGAATTTACGATCTTTGCCTCAGAAAACGCGCAGTACGAAATGTCCGCACGCTCAAAGTAGGCATCCTCGATCAAAGCCCTCTTGAAGTTTGACTCACTAAGATTAGCGGCTCGGAATTTCGTGCCGCTGCATCGAGACGAATAGAAATCGACATTCGGGAGTTCGCATTGTTCGAAGTTGGCGAAGCTTAGGTCAGCGCCCTCGAAAACGACGATCTTCCCTTTAGACTTCCTGAAAGAAGCTCGGGTTAGGTTTGCGCCGCTGAAAACGACGCTCTCCATGGAGCACTTCGTGAAATCTGCGGCCATGAGATTAGCGTTTACGAAGCCAACTCCTCGCAACGAAGCTCCGGAAAAGTCTGCCTCCGCGAGGTTGGCCCCATCAAGAACTACGTCCTCAAGTTTTGCGCCTCTAAAATCAGCTCGCTGACCATCTCTGCTTCTGGTTTCCACCCAAACAATATGGGCGGCCAAGATCGCGGTCAGTTCTTCGTTCGTCATCGGCGCACCTGAGGCATCAATCCATGTCCATGAAGCGAAGCGAACTCGAAGACGCGCTGATTCGTTAGCTGAGGACGCGAGCACTGCTTCTCGGCTCGTTCGCCACAAGCCGAGCAGAAGCAGCGAATGAAGTACCGCCCGTACGGGTCGTAGGACGCCTCCCAATGGGCGTATGGATGGTTGGGCACTGGTTGCATCACTTCAGACCTTGACCGTGCCGAGCGGCGGGATGGATGTTACCACAGACGGAAGCGTGTCAGGAGGAGGAGCCACGGTATCCATGGCAACGCAGCGGGCTCGGGCGCACCGACCGAGGCTTCGGCAGCGCTGCATTTTTGCCTCGTTCATCTTCGCGCCAAAGTGCTCTGTCTCGCCCTTGTGGTCTCGGACCACGGCGTACCCAGACTCCCGGTGAACAAATGGCTCCTGTAAAAGCTGCATCTGGTCAAACCACGATCCGCTCGGGGCGTAGGGATCAAACCAGGATGGATGGACGAAATTGCTAACGGAAATGGGCTTTCCGTTCACGGTAATATCGTAGGCATCACCGTCAACTGGATCGCATACCTCCATAGAGAACTGACGGCCGTCCATCGTGTCGGCCCATCGGTTAACGCCAGGGTTGCCGAGAAGCTCAAGCACCTCGTGGCTTATTGTCTGCGATACGCTCGATGCCCCACGAGCTATGGCGCCGCCAAGCATCGTGATGGCTTTCGCCGCTACGAAACCACAGAAGAAGCCTTCCTTGTCACCATGATGCCACCCAAGCGCACCAGGTACCTGGCCGATATTGTCAACGACGTAAACAAGTCCTGCTCCCATCGGCACAGGAGCACCGTCATCGACGGCGATCACTGGAACGGGAGAAAGTCCCCACGCTGGCGCAAAGTCTCGAATTACCTGAATCGAAATTGCATCGATGATTGCCGTTAGGTAATCCGCCTGTTTTCCTACAAACAGCGACGATCGGTTGATGACGGCAACGCAGGTTACTCGCACGGCTATTCGACCAGGGCCGCCTCGATGCGAGCGCTTTCAACGATACGAGGTGCCTTCATCGGCTTCATGCCTGGCTGAACAGGCACATTCATCGAAAGAAACAGAGCCTCAAGATCCCTATAGGCATCCACAAGTTCTTTGCGAGCCGCAACGACGTTTTGCTCATCGAGACTCTTCGAGGCAAGCGATATACCGTTCAACGCAGAGAGAGCCCGGCGGGCGCGGAACATCGCAATCTCAACCTTCTCCTGCTCGCTGCCGTTTGGGTTCAGCTTGAACCATGACTTTTGACTGTCGTCGGCCACATCAATGATGCTACCCACCCACTGAGCCACGTTGATTGCCCCTTGAATCGCAGGCAGAAACGAAGGGCAGCCAGCCAAAAACAGGCAAAGAGCCAGAGTCGTAACCTTCACTGTGCGCTCGGCTTCCCAATGGGCTTACCCTTTGCTCCGGCAAGGTTGGCGCCATTGAGGACGGCGCCTGCGATCTTGGCGCCTGCGAGATTGGCGCCTCTGAGGTTTGCGCCTTCGAGGTTCGTCACGCCGCTGCCTTCGCTTCGGAGGTCCGCGCCTTCGAGGTTCGCGCCTTCGAGGTCCGCGCCTTTGAGGTTCGCGCCGTAGAGGTCCGCGCCTTTGAGGTTCGCGCCGTAGAGGTTCGCGCTTTCGAGGTTCGCGACGTGGAGGAAGGCGCCTTTGAGGTTGGCGCCTTTGAGGTTGGCGCCTTTGAGGTTGGCGCGGAGGAGGTCGGCAAATTCAAGGTTGGCAAATTCAAGGTTGGCGCGGACGAGGTTGGCGCGTTCGAGCTTGGCGCGTTCGAGGTTGGCTCCTGGTAGGCGGGCGTCCATGAGGAAGGCGCGGACGAGGATGACTTCGTAAAGGTCGGCGCCTTCGAGGTTGGCTCCTGGTAGGCGGGCGTCCGGGAGGAAGGCGTGGCGGAGGTTGGCGCCTTTGAGGTTGGCGCGCTTCCCCCGCTTGAGGCTCGACTGCACCCACAGGTCGTGAGCTTGTAAAATGTCTTCTAGTTCTGTCTTGGTCAGCTTCTTCACTTCAATTCCTCGTTCTGGTCACAGGAAGCGGGCGCCGCTTCCTGTTTGGCATATAAGACCACACTTGGCCTGTCTTTGTCAGCGCCCACGACCGGCGCAGACTATTTCAGCGCCTCAGCGATTGCCTTGTCGGCCTCGTCGCCGATCTTGTTGATGTCGAGCCACTTGCCCCATGGCATCTGCGCGGTCGCGTAAAGGATGCTCGTCGCAAGCGCAAAGCCCGCAATCTGCTTTACCTCTTCGCGCCGCTCAGGCTTTGACGTTTCCTTGTCGGTCGCCCAATCGTAGACCATGTTGCTGATCCCAATACCCCCAACTACACCCATACCGAGGACCGCCCAATGACGGTAGTCGAAGTCGTTTGAAGACGGCTTCGGCGCGGGTAAAGAGGGCGGCGGCTTTGGATCCGCAGGACGGGCAACAACACGACGGCTCATCGTCGCCTAGTCCTTCGGTTGGGCGTGTACGTCCAAACCTGGCCAAGCTCCGGCATGGCCTCGGACGGGCCAAGCTTCATGCCCATCGACTTTGGAAGGTCGGTGTAGACGTTACGCGGAGAGCCGAACGGCTCCTTCTGCTTGTAGTCGAGCATCTCGACGTTCTTGCCCTGCTCGGCAGCCATGTCGAAGACAAGGGCGACAGCGTCCTCGTAGAATCTGTCTGCAAACGGCTGTACGAGCGCCATCGTCGCGTCAAGTTCTTCGGGGTTTATGCCGCTCCCAAGGAGACTCTCGGAAAACTCAGAATCTTTCAGTCCTTTACGAACACCGCCGACGTCGCTCTGCACTTCCTCGATCAAGATCCGATCTGGAAAGACGCAGTACCGGATCCAGCCGACGGTAAACAGGTTGCTGCCAGCGGCGACGGGGTGACCACTTCGGCTGGAGACTTGTGCGACGGCCCGAAGCTGCTTGCGCTGCTCGTCGGTGTAGGCATCGTCGGAGATGTCGATGACAAGCATCAGGACATCGTTGGCGTTCGCGCAAATCCGCTGCGCCGACGAAGTGTAACGGCCAGCGACGACGCCCCAAGTGAATCCGTGCTTGGCGACCAGCGATTCAAGAAGCTTCGGCGTAAAGTCCGCGCCTTGGGTGTCGGCCTTGATCTTCTCAAACTCGTCAGGGAAGAGCTTCTTGAACGCTCCAGCCTTCATGGGAAGCGCCTGCTTCTTCAGCTTCCCAAGGACGCCAGCCTTTCGACCAAGCGCCGTCTTCGGCTTAAGCTCTGGAAGGACAAGTCCGATCGCGCCTTCGAGGTCCGCGCCTTCGAGGTCCGCGCCTTCGAGGTCCGCGCCTTCGAGGTCCGCGCGGGCGAGGTTCGCGAGGGCGAGGACCGCACCTGCGAGTTTTGCGCCTCTGAGGTTCGCGTCCATGAGGTTCGCGCTTACGAGGTTCGCGTCTTTGAGGTCCGCGTCTATGAGGTTCGCGCGTACGAGGTTCGCGCCGTAGAGGTTCGCGCCGTAGAGGTTCGCGTCTTCGAGGTTCGCGCCTCCGAGGTTCGCGCCTTCGAGGTTCGCGCCTTCGAGGTTCGCGCGGTAGAGGTTCGCGCGGTAGAGGTTCGCGCGGTAGAGGTCCGCGCCTTCGAGTTTTGCGCCTCCGAGGTTCGCGCCGTAGAGGTCCGCGCCTTGGAGGTTCGCGCCGTAGAGGTTCGCGCCTACGAGGTTCGCGCCTTCGAGGTCCGCGTCTATGAGGTTCGCGCCTACGAGGTTCGCGTCTTTGAGGCCCGCGTCTACGAGGTTCGCGCCTCCGAGGTTCGCGCCTCCGAGGTTCGCGCCTCTGAGGTTCGCGCCTTCGAGGTTTGCGCCTTCGAGGTCTGCGCGCATTCCATTTCGACCTTCGGTCTCGACCCAAACAATATGAGCGGCCACGATCGCGGTCAGTTCTTCGTTCGTCATCTTAATCCCCTCGGACGGAGCTGGCCGTCAAAGCACTGAATGAGGCAAGGACCGCAGTAACCCACCCTCTTCCCAGTGACGGCGTACGCGATGGCGTCAGCCCAGAATTCGATCTCGTCGTCCGTCCGGTTGAGCCAGCGGCGCTGGACAGCCTTTTTCTTGTCGGCGCTCGCGTCGTCGGAAACCCATCGAGCGGGCTTGTCTCGCGATACGAACTCCCATCGCCCTGGATGCAGAAAATCGCTTGCGTGACCGAACTCGTGGCAAAGGATCGCCGTCAACGTGTCGAGCGGCAGATCCGCGCCCTCAGGAGCGATCTCGATGCGCTTGCCCGTAGTCGTACATGCGGCGAAGTGGCGCTCGGTGTCGTGCCGATCGGGATTGATGCGGAACTCCACTAACGCGATACCGCCGTCTTCCCCAAAGCGTTCGTGGGCGTCCAGATAGACATCCCGCACTGCGTCAAACGAAGGCGCGATGATTAGCGCGGCCATCGCTTCCTGATCAAGTGCGGGATGTCCCATGGCGAATCAGAGCCTACCGAGATGCTGCGCGACAGCTCGTGACTGCTGAGAAAACGCCATCTCAGCGTTCTGAGGCAGCCAGCGATTACGGCGACCCTCCGCAAGATGCTGATCGCACTCCTGCGGACGAATAAGCGGTCGCTGAATCGTGTTTCCACATCGGCAGCGGAGCTGCGGGTACCACGCGTACGGAACGCCTCGATGAACAACACTCGCAGTGTTCATCCACTGAGCAACTGCGTGTTGCCGCATCTGAGGATGCTGCGCGTAAGCCTCTTGAGGCGACACGTTGAATTTGATCGCGCAAAGCTCTGGCCACATCACGGTCATGTGGCGTGGCTTGCCGCACGACTCGCAGTGGATCTGAACGACCAACCCTTCCGGTCCGTACTGATGCTGAACCGAATCGTAGGCCTGGAGTCCGTCCGAGCCGACAAAAATACCGTTCGTCCCCTCAAGGACGTCACCAAAACCGTCAAATACGTCACTCATCGTTTGCCCTTCCGTTTCGCTGATTTGTTCCGTTTCACACTGGTCGATGAAGACTTCGCGGGACCAACCTGACGAGGCGCATTGCTTGATTCATCAGCAACAACGGCTTCGTTGGTAGGTTCTTCAGGCTTTGGCAGCTCCACCGCGGTGTCGGAACACAAACCGCAGCGAGCGTGCGCGTCATCCTGAACTTTGAGAGGCTCTTCAGTTGGCTTCCCATCTTTTGGCGGCGCGCAAGTCGAGTCGGCTGATGCTGTCAAGCAAGACGCCGCACCAAGATGCTTTTGCGACGCACCACGCAGAATGTCAACGACGGACTTCATGAGCTTCACCGGGTCAAGCCCAACAGCTCGAAGAAAACCCGCGAAAGCCGCGTAGCGTGGATTCTTTTCAGCCAGCGCTTCCCATTCCTCTGCGGTACGGCGGCTCAAAGCGGCGTTTAGCACGCCGGTAATCAGCAACCAGCCTAAAACTACGTAAGCGTCTTTCATGGTGCCTCTCAAACGATGGCGCGGATGCCGCAGCTACGGCGACCATTCTTCGTCGCACAAGAATCGTCAGAGTCCGACGTGTTCGGGGTGGCCTTGCCGAGACCTTCCTTCTTCATGCGGTAGATAAGGTAACCACCGAGACCGGCGGAAATTAGGGCGTACGTTCCGCTGATCATCGCTTCACGCTTTCCGACCGGATCGCCTTGTATACCGTAGAGCGCAGCACGATAGCCATTCATGGCAGAGCCCGCAAAAAGCGTCCCGGCGATCGTTCCGTAAATGCCACCAAACCTCATCCCTAAAACTGCTCCGAGGCCTGCGGCAACGGTGCTCACGCCAAGCATGTGGCCACGCTGCGCGGTATCGAGATTCGACGCCTGAGACGACGGCGGCTGATAGCCAATATCGGCCGCACCGACGCTTCGGGCGGGCATTCTTGGCATCATGGGTCGTGGCATCCCCGAAGGATGCGGCAAAGCGGACAAGGGAATTGCAGCAGCGTGCGCCATCTGCTTCGGAGCGGGTAGCGACGGGTACGCCCGAGGAGGCTGACGATAAGGCGACGGATCCGGCGCCCGTGGCAACACCACAGGTGTCATGTCAGCATGCTTCGGCGGCTCTTGAGCTTTTTGCTCAGCGCTTTGGCCCGAAGAGACAAGCTGGAGGATTGGGCGACGGCTGTCCAGCTCGATAATCTGACCATCACCGGAATCCGGCGGCGCAAACGCTCCGGGCATAAGCGCGTCGGCGCCATTTGGCATCGACCAGTCATCTTCGTCCATGCCGCTCTGAAAACCGTTCATTAGCAAGCTTCCTTGACTGCGATTGATGCTCCACCAATGAGCAAAATCTGGCGGGTCGCAGATATTCTACCTGCCATTGATGACTACCACAAGAATCGTCAGTCGTTGACATGCTGGCAACTTAGGCCATAACCTTCCGGCCGTGGGAAGCCTTACCGCCGCCGCCCTCTCCGCCGTGCTCCAGTTCGTGGCGCCGCATCTAGGCGATGACGTAAACAAGAATTACACCCACATCGTCCTGACCGAATCGCGAAAGCGCTCAATCGACCCGCTTCTGGTGGTCGCCCTCGTTGAGCATGAAAGCCACTGGCGGGCGGGAGCCATCTCAGAGGACGGAGAAGACTTCGGCCTTGGACAGATCCGAGGCCGATACGAACCTGCCTGCGTTAAAGAGTTCGACCCGGTAGGAGACCCATCAACCCCGTGCGAAGAGGCGAGAATGCGCCTGCTCGACGGGAGCTACAACCTGAAACGGACCATTGCCACCCTTGCGGAAAATAGAAAGCTATGTCGTCGAATTTTGAAGCAGAAAGTGTCTCAGGCGTCGGTTTTGGCGAGCTACGGAGGAATGAACAACCCGGACGCTCAGGTCTGGTGTGGGCACAAGAAAATGGGGCGTCGATGGCGGCAGCTCCCGGTGCGTCAGGAGTTGAAGGAAATTCTCGACCTTCAATCCCGCCTCCGGCGCCAACTCCCCAAGCTCCTCCGGCATCACCGCCCCCGGCGGCACTCCTCCACTCCTGGGGCTACAACCGGTCTCTGACCCCAGAAGAAATCCGGCGCAGCGTCCTCGACAAGGAGCACGTCTGGCAACTCGCGACGAGGCCTCTTCAGCCCGACGACGTGGCTCGGCTCTGTTTTCGTCGCGTTCAACAAATCGCTGAACGTGACAGCAAGCATGATGTCCCGAAAGACCTTTGCGACTTTGCCGACGTTGGTGAGGTAATATTCCTCGACGAAAACAGTCAACCAGTCGAGTTCGATGCGGTTGACGTCGTATTCATGAAGAACGGCAGGCCTGTGAAATTCTCCCGAGCCATCGTGGCTTGGGAAAGCAAGTGAGGAAGTGATACGATGGACGGTCACTGGAGCGCATCGCCAATGGTCATCTTTATGTCGATCATGATGGGAACCGGCGTGGCCGTCATCGTTTCGCTTTTGGAACGTCGCTTTCGAAGGCGAATGACGCCCCAAACGATCGCCGATTGGCTGCCCGCGCTTGAGAGGGCGAACCTGGCCGTTGTGTACGCCTCCTCCGAGCTTGCTCAACGGGTCAAAGAGCTTGCCATTCTGCGCGACGAGATGCCGCCGGAGTGCCAGCGCATCGCTGACCAGGTGCTTCACTATACCCAGGTCGTCGAGGAGCAGCTTTTTGAGGAACTCGCTGAGCGTGGCGTGGTGCCGCGCTACATGTTCGGAGGACCCGTGTCGGACCTCGCGAAATCGCGGGCTGCCCAAGACGCCACGATCGAACCGGTTGTCGTAGACGTGGAAATCGATGGCGATGCGCCTGAAAACGTAATCGCCCTCCCGTCTCAGCCTCCTCGTGAGTGGGTTGGCAGGCAGCTTCTTCGGAGACTCTGACGCTTGAGCTAATCGTCGATCATCGAGAAGCCGATAAACCCGGCGACCAATCCGATCCCGCCGACGATCAGCGCTTTCGAAGCGTCAAGCTCGCCAGTTCCGGAGCCGATGTTCGCGTTGGTCGTCGTGCTACCTTTTCCCAGTTGCGATTGCTCCCAGGAAACGCTTGCGTCTTCGGTCGTCTTGCCGTGATCGCCATCGGCTCCGTAAGGGGCGAGGTTGTATCCTTGGCTGATAAGGAACTTTTGCCAAGCGACAACGGCGGCGCCTTTGTCTCCGCGACGGGTCCTCGTCGGGACACCGGAAGACGATGGGACCTGATTCGAACCGCCGCCGGACGGAGCACCCTGACCGATCGGACCGGGCGCAGGCGGATTCTTACCGCAGATGTCCTCGCCAAAGGCTTTCGCCTCGGGAGAGAACTCCCCGATCCCAGCCAGCGCGAGCAACGCGCAAACGTTCGGTTTCTCGTAAGGAACGAGAGGCAAGCGCATGTTGAGCGTACCCTCGTGGCTCAGGAGACCCGCTAGCTTCGGATCGTTCGCAAGGTCGTAGATGTCAATGCACTTGGTGCGGCCAGGTCCGCCTGGCGCATCGCATGCGCCACCGTCTTTGCAAACGTAGCTGCTTCCGAAGCCGGAAACGGCGTTCGGGACGCAAAGCTGAACCGATCTCGCAACCAGCATGATGACCTGCGAGTAGTCGCTGTGGCCGTAGTCGTGTGCGTGACCAGGCGTCTGCACCACGTCAACGTTCGGGATGAGCGTGACGCTCTTCGGCTGCGCGCCTTTTGCCGTCCTGAAGAAACCGTAGTTCTCCGAGGAAACAGCTCCCCCGCTCGTTTTACCCTTGCGGCTTGTCCACGCACTTACGGTCCAATATTTTCCAATGTTGGCGATGAGCGGGGTGCTGAACTTCAGAACATTCCTGGGGTATTCAACGCTCTTTTTTGCCTTGTCCGAATGGCGTACGAACGTATCCGTGTCCGCCATCTTATTAATGTCGGCCTGCGTGCCGGTCATACCGATAAACGGATCGACACGGATCGTCGCTTGCTTCCAAATCTCGTCAACGAGCTTCGGCGTCAGCAAGGTCGCGTTGTAGTAGTCAGCGACCTTCTGCATCGTGACGGGCGTGACGCCGGGGTAGAATCCGTCTTCCCACTGATCGCCAAGCATTAGGGGTTCGGCCGTGACATAGAACGTCGCGCGATAAGGCCCGTAGTCAACCGAAATGGGGCGCCATCGAGCAATCGCTTGGCCATTCTTGATGAGCTGAAGGATGGCGTCTTCGCGAGCGGGACCAGGCTTTTTAGGAAGCGATGCCGCGATCTGAGGGCCCTTGAGAGACGTTGCCATGTCCTATTCCTTTATCAGCCAACAGTGCCAGCGCCGATGCGCGTCTGAAGAAGCGCATAGAGCGCATCCTTCATCGACGAGTAGATGCTTCCGGCCGGATCCACCGCCATAACCTCATCCGACGAGAACGATACCGCACCGCTATCCTTCTGCTCGAATCCGTTCGGTCCATTGACTCCGCGAACGTAAAGGATCTGAACCGACATCGGATCAACCGTGACGGAAAATCCGGTGATACGAACCGTGTCGATAACGATTTCTTGTGGGGTATGGAGGGTGAAGGGCATACGAAATCCTTGACGACGTGGAGAATACCTCAAACGGACGCGCCGCGAGGAATTTTACGTTTGCGCTCCTTCAAACGTGAAAGTGCCGAGGTCGGCAGTTACCGACCCCCCGGTTGCTGTTCCGAAGAACGCAATGCTGGTGATTCGTAGCCCGTCTTTGTTGAAGTAGACCTGGCTCCGATTCATCGTGAGCGCACCGACCGTAGACGTGTTGGTGTACTCGCTCGTCGATCCATCTGACCAGTAGAGGCGAAGGCCTGGAGTCACCTTCTGGGCACCACCCGAGGTCACTGCGGCAGGAAGGGTCCACCACGCAGGAGAAATGCTTTGATACGTGGATGCGGGGCTATACGAGCCTAAAATCACCGTTCCACTGTACTGCTGCGAAGACGGATTAAAAGACTTGCTGAACTCCAGAGCGGGACGCGCTGAGCCGCCGCCACCGGAGGTCGCTGGAATCCATTTGCCGACCGATACGCTGTAGGTGACGACCTGGCCATCCGTAGCGCCGGACTGGGCAAGCTGCTTGAGTTCAATGCTGCCGCCCATGACTACTCCACGTTGACTTCAAGCCAGCTTCCGTAAACGAGGACCTTGTCGCTCGATTCTCGGATCACTTCCAACGTCACTCGAAAAAGTTCGGCGCGGGCAAGAAGCTTCTCGTTCAAACGAAACGACATGCGTTGCTTGCCGTTCGTTGATCCTTGAAGCATTTCGCTTTCTCCAAGCCTGAGTTCGCTTGGATCGCCGCAGCCGTAGTAAATCCTAAACTTGAAGCGGCTTGTTGCGCTTGTGGCTTCGTATTCGGTAATGACGCAGAAATCCCGCTCCCCCCAGTTTCTCGGAATGAGCATCGGCATATAACCAATGCGACATGGGTCCGGATCTTCAGGGGAAGCAGGCTTCGTATTGACTTCGATACCACCGAGAAGGATGCCGTCGTAGCTCCAAAAGTGCGCGCTTGAACCGAGGCTCAGCGGCGTCAACATGACGGTCGCTGGGTTCTCGACGAAAGGAAACTGTTTGGCGCGTACGACGGGCATCTTTCAGATGTCTACCTCAAATATCAGGCAAACGCGATGTAATCGAAATCGACCGAGTCGCTGATGCCGAGCTGGAAGCCAGCAATGCTTCCGTTCCAATACAGCTTGTCTCCGGCGGCGATAGCACCGAAGGCGCGAGCCGAGGTGCCTGCATTACCCGAGAAGTAGCAGTCCTTGGTCTTGACGCCGTTACCGACCTCGTAAGAGATACCGTTGATACGAACCGCCACGTAGCTGCTAAGCGCAGGCACCGAGACGATACCTGTCGCGCAGGCCTGGTCGCCGTCAGCCGAAGTAGCTGACGCTGCCATGCCCTTGTTGGCCGCCGACGGGGCGGGCGCTGCATGGACGTGGTCTACGCGAGCAAGTTGAGTGGCAGTGCCAGCCGCGTCAGCCGTACCGACAGGCGCGATGGCGCTGCCGTAATCAGCCGACACGCTGTTTGCACCGACAACGATACCGTTGCCAGCGCCGACGGCCAGCGCTGAGCCGCCACCACCCGTAAGACCGTCGCCCGCTGCGCCTGCCGCAATGCGGAGGGCGTCGGACGAAATTTCGATCGTCGAGTTGTCAACGTTGACGTCAAGCGGAGCGCCAGCGCCGCCGCTCAAGCCAGAGCCAGCCGCGCCCGACGCGATCTGAAGCTGGTTCGAGCCGTTCACGCTGACGGTGGTTCCGTCAACAAGAACGTTGAGAGTGTTCGCGCTCTTCTCAAGCGCCACACCCGCGAGAACGACACCGGCACTGGAGAATTGCACGAACGTGATAGGAGTCGTGCCAAGCGTTCCTCCAGCGTTCGAGGTGCATACCCAGCCCGTGTCAGCCTGGGAAGTGCCCTGCTCGATGAACGTGAATGCGCCTGGGAAATCCGACCATGCGTCCATGTCAGGCGAACGAGACCAAGATCCAGCGGCAACGATATAGATGCCGTTGTCAGCCGAGTTGGTCTGGTTCTTTACGAGGATGCGGTTGCCTGCGGAGAGGGCAACGCCATCAACGGTCTGCGTTCCGCTGAGGGTCAGGTTCCCCGTGCTTGCCGCAACGCAGGAAGCCTTGATGTCGAGGCCCTGAGCGACGCTGTCAACGTACGCCTTCGTTGCGGCATCCTGGTCGTTGACCGGATCAGCAACGTTGGTGAGGTTGTTCGAGCCCATGGACTGAGCGCCCGAGAACGCGTTCGCGCCAGAGGCAATGATGACGCTCGAATCAACCTTCGCTGACGTAACAGCGTTGTTGTCGAGCTTTGCCGTGGTGACGTTCGCGTCCGCAATCTTCGCCGTCGTGACGGCCGAATCCGCGATCTTTACCGTCGTGACGTTCGAGTCCGCGAGCTTCGAAGTGATAACCGACGAGTCGAGGATCTGAGACGAGGTCACCGCGTTCGCGGCAATCTTCGCGCTAGTCACGGAGTTGTCGTCGAGCTTCGCAGTCGTAACCGCAAGCGGCCCGAGCTGGTCGGTCGTAACCGCTCCGCCCGCAATCTTCGACGTGGTAACCGAGCCCGTCGCGATCTTCGAAGAGGTAACCGCCTCGTCAGAAATCTTCGACGTGATGACGGCGCCCGAAACGAGGTTGACGGTATCAACCGAGTTTCCGTCGAGCTTGCCGAGAACAACCGCGCCGTTAAGGATCTGCGTGCTGGTCACCGAGTTCGCAGCAAGCTGCGCGTTGGTGATGGTCGCGTTCGCGATCTTCTGCGCGGTCACCGAGAAGTCAGCGAGCTTCGCCGTCGTCACCGACGAGTCGAGAAGCTGGCTGGTGGTCACGGCGCTCGCAGCAATCTGCGCGCTGGTGACCGCGTTGTCCGCAATCTTGGCCGTCGTAACGGCATTCGCCGCGAGCTTCGCCGTCGTCACCGACGAGTCGAGAAGCTGGGTCGTGGTGACCGAGTTCGCCGCAAGCTGCGCGTTAGTGATGCTTGCGTTAACGATCTGCTGAGCGCCGATCGTGAAATTCGCGATCTGGCTGTTGGTGATCGTGTTGTTGACGAGGTTGCCACCGAGGATGGTGTAGGGGGCAATCTGCGCGCTGGTGATCGTGTTGTTCGCGATCTGGGCGCTGGTGACCGCATTGTTTGAAATCTTCGACGTCGTGACGGCGAAGTTGATGATCTGGTTGGGGCCAACCGAGTTGAACGCAAGCTGCGCGCTGGTCACAGCGTTCGCCGCGATCTTCGCCGTCGTGACGGCGTTGTCGCCAAGCTTCGCCGTGATCACCGAGGAGTCGAGGATCTGCGCCGAGGTTACCGCGCTAGCGGCAATCTTCGCGCTGGTGACCGCGTTGTCATCGATCTTCGCCGTCGTGACGGCGAGCGAGGCAAGCTCATCGGTTCCGACAGCGCCGGAAGCGATCTGGTCCGCACCAACCGCGCCGAACGCGATTTTCGCGCTGGTCACCGCATTCGCCGCGATTTTCGCGGTGATGACGGCGTCCGTCGCAAGCTCGTCGCTCCCGACGGCAGCGTTGGCAATCTGATCCGCGCCAACCGCGCTGAACGCGATCTTGGCGCTGGTCACGGCGTTGTCGTCGAGCTTCGCCGTGGTGACTGCGAGCGCTGCAAGTTCGTCGGTACCGACGGCAGCGTTAGCGATCTGATCCGAACCAACGGCGCCCGTCGCGATTTTCGCGCTGGTCACGGCGTTGTCGGCGAGCTTGCCGGTCGTGACCGAAAGCGCGGCGAGCTGATCGGTGTTAACCGCACTCGACGCGATTTGCGACGAAGTGACAGCGTTATCAGCAATCTTTGCCGTGGTGACAGCGTTTGCGGTGATCTTGGCAGTCGTAACCGCCGAGTCCACGAGGTTGGTAGTATTTACACCGTCATTACCGGTGCCGAGCTGCTTGCCTTTAATGAGAGCCACTGTTTTTTCTCCTGAAATCTTGAACGTTCAAAAAGCGGTCAGAAACCGCAGCAATCTATCTCTTAAGCAGACTTAATTACAAGGCTGCTTAGGCTACTACGTAATCCGCAGATATGACGTCAGGCGTGACACCTGGTTCCGGGGTAAAAGACAGCAGGACAGCATTAAAGCCGGTTCCAGGCCCCCCCGTCTCAATTGGCACATAGTCGTCATTCGCTATGAGCCTAACGCCGTTCAAGTAAACTCCTACCTGCGAGAACGCGGATGGAAATGTAAAAGTCCGGTTTACGCCGTTGATGGCGCCACTCGGGATAACGCTCAGCCGCTCCGCATGGACCGTTGGAACGATCTGAAGCTGGCCAATGAACGGATCAAATTTGACGGCCATTACGACGACCGCGTCACTCCGGTCAACCGACCGGTTCCGTCGTAATTGAGGGTTACCGTGGCAACTACGGCGCCGGTCGGACCTCCCGCACGATAAGTGACCGTGCCGACATTTTCCGTCTCTCCGACGTAGGTCATCGAGATGTAGTCAAACTGGTAGGGGATAAGCTGGGCGACGTTTCTTACCAGCCACGCCTGGGAACCGGCTGCCCCCTGATCAACGGTGCCCCCGTCTCCGCCGCCCGACGGAGCCAGCACCCAACCTGAGAATGCCTGCTGGTGACTCATCGAAGTGGTCCTTTTATCGTCCAAATCAGCGAGAGGCGCGTCTATTTTATCAGTCTCTTATGAAGATCAAAAGAGCTTTAGTCACGATACATTAAGCTTTTTCGATGCCAGCAAAAAGACAAGCATTGCAGCAGCCGCCGCGCCTAGCAGAAGAGAGCCGTCTGGGTTCTTGCGGAACTTTTTTACCTTGGAAGCAATCCTGGATGGCTGCCTACTGAATTGTTTGCCCTTCAGGAGGCTTTGCCGTTTTGTACGAGTTGTCGCTCGGTACTCGGACGCGCTCAGTGCTTGGATAGCCTTCTTTGGAAGGTACCGCTCGCCGGTTTCAAGCGATGGGCGACCGCTCTTGGTCGTCCACTGCTGCTTGGTCCATCGTACGAGCGAATTGTCACGACGCTTCTGGCCGAGGTAGCGGCCACCCGCCTCTTTGTATTTCTTGACGGCGAGCTGAGCCTTCCTGGCGCTCCATTGACCGGGGCGGCCTCCAAGATGTCCGGAAATCACATCTCGTTTGATTGACTCCCAAAGCTTCGGGTCAGCTCGGCGGGCGCTCTTTGGTCGCACGGATCACCTGGCCGTTGCCAGACGGCCAACCCGAACACGGGGCGAGGACTTTGCCTTTGGTTTGGCTTTGGATCGTGAACCCATCGAAGCCCTTCCGAGGCCTGCAACCGGAGCAGAAATAGGCTCAATTTTCAACGGAGCCACAGTCGGCACGCCCGCCTGCTTTTCTGTTTTCCAAAGCATGAACGGAATAAGGCCAACCAGCAAACCCATTGCCGAATAGGCACCAATCTGCTGAAGCGACATGTCTTTTAGAATCGGACCGCGATCTTTTGGCTCCTCGTACATAACAAGGATTGCCTCGCTTAGACCCTGGACTGCCGCCAAAGTCGTAGCGGTTTTCGCGTCGATATTCTTGTTGCGGAGTTTGATGATGAGGCCGTTTACAACACCCGTAGCGACGGAAATTGGAAACGGATGTTCCAGCAGGTATCCGGTATCGATTTTCATTTTGGTTCAACCGACGATGCCGTCTTTTTCGATGTCGAGTTCTTCGCCGATGATGATGAAGTAGACGCCATCTTCTGGCGTGTAGACGAAGAGAAAAGGCGTCAATTGGCCATCCACCTTCATCTTGCTGGCTCCGAGCATTCCGTGCTTTACACTGAGCGTGATAACGCCGTCGTCCTTGTGATCTCCGAACTCCGGCTCGTCGTCATTCCCTTCGATATGAAGGACGACGTTTGCTTCCTTGAAGATTCCGAGAACCGCGAAGCTCTCGGGCATGAGGAGGCGACCGCCTGCCGACGATTTTGCGAGAGAGACGTAAGGGCCGATGGTTTTCAGCGTTCGCCCAAGGTCGCCCTCCGCACGAATGACGCCGGGAACAGCGAAGATGCGGTTCCGGCTCTCGGCGATGTGCTTGTAGACCTCGATTTCTCGCTTGCCGCTCTTGCCCTTCGGCTTCCACTTGTCCGAAGCGTATGCGACGCCCAGCGAATCGCCGACCTGCTGGACCATGTCGGGCCAGTCAAACTCGAACTCCTCTTCGTATTCGACCGGACGATCCTTGAACGTCGTCGAGATGTTGCGAGCAATCTCGGCAGCTTCGAACACACGCACGCGGCTTCGAGACGACATGATTCAACGCTTTAAAAAGAGGATGAGCGCCACACCGGCGGCCAGGCCGATCCCGCCAACGATTACAATACGTCGGTCGATGCCAAGAATTTTGTCACTATCGGATCCATTGGTAGGCTCTAAACCAAATGCCGACGTGACCGACCGCTCGTAGGGAGCCGTCGGCGGTGTAACGAAAGGGCCCTCCTGGCTCTGCCAAGCAACGCCATCAGTACCGGCAACTGCCTGCATGTATGCGACGTTCATATTCATTCCTCAAGCCTCCGCGAGCGATTGACCACGGTTCTTCATCAACGCGATAACCACTAGAAAAGCAGACGTTCCAAGGACCATGGGAACTAGCCAATTCGTTTTTTCACTGCTTTTGGCAGTAAGCTGGTCAATGCGTGCCGCCGCATAATCTCGGAATCCTCTGTTCTTCTCGTTCTCAGTCGTGCCTTCAATGTATAGGCGGAACCATCGAACAGCAGATTTTGAGTCTCCAAGGCTGTCAAAGTTGTCGCCGAGTTTGATCGCAACGTTTGGCGCGGGACAAATATCGTATGCCTTCAAATAGATGGCAATCGCTTCATGCCTCTTGCCAGCATCCTGAAGAGCTAACGCTTGATAAAAAAGGTCCGAGACTCTCTTCTTGTCGGACTCGGAACACTTTGAGATGTCGTAAGCCGACAACCCGGCAACAGCTTGAGCGTAAAACGGCTGCATGAATGTATCTCTCTGTTACCTAGAAAGGACCATTGTGGCCCCTACAGTTCCAAGAATGGCTCCGGTAAACTTCTGGTCGCTCCACCAAAGCAGCGCGGCTGTGCCAGCAACAGCAAGACCAATCATCACCCTCTGAGAGTCTAGCGGGATGTCTCCAAGGCCAGAAACCTCTGACGAGGGTTTTTGCTTGCAAGCAACTACCATCCCACGCGCCTGCAAACCGTTTCCAATCTCGCGAGCAGCGGAAGGTAGCGGTCGGCCCGCCTCCATGGAAGGTACGCCAAGTTTCGTTGCTCTCGAACTCAGATAGTTCGGCACCGGAAGATCGCCATTGACCGGTATCTGACGATTGTCCTCAAAATAACGGTAAAGCCCGCTAGGCTGGTCAAAACATGAGTAAATCATGTCAATTCTCCGATTCCTTTGACGTTGCCTTCTTGATTGCGGGGATGCCGTAAACGACTCCCACGTACGCAATGAGAGCCAGGCCAGCGTACTTGACGAGACCCGTCGAAGCTTCAGTCACGATATCGGTGCCTGGTCCTTTTTGAGCTAACTCGGCAAGAACTTTGTTGCACTCCGCAGGGTCTTGCTTGCAGAGCCTTTCAAGGACGGCGTTGTACTGTTCAGTCTTCTTGTCCTGAAGCTGAAGGATAACAAACGCCGATATCGCAGCAACAGCGACGGCAACAGCCCCATAGACGACAGCTACCGGTAGAACCCCTAGACCAGATGCACCACTTGAGCTGCTATCTGGCCAGTTTTTACAGAGAAAATTCTGCGTTCCGTCTGCTTCCGTGGACCACCGGCAGTCGTATTCCCCTAAAATTGCACCAAGGCTTCCGTCCCGATCCATCTTGACGATAGAAGCGAACGTCAGAAGTCGTGCTTCCGAATCAATGTCCGCATCCACCAGAGTGTAATCGTAACTTCTGCCCGCATACCTGGAAACGACCTTGCCAGCCCACGCAGGGACACCTTTAGCAGCTTGTCCGTAGCTTCCGATGATGAACGCCTTGGCAACGCTTTGGCTTAGTCCTAGCTTTACTTCGTCCGCGACACGAGAAACGCCTTTAGACGTGAGACCAACAAGCTCGGAGCCATGTTGGTTTTCCCACGATGAAATGATCGCGGCCGCATCTTTGTAGGCCTTCGGACTGTAAGCAAGGTTTGACGTGTACTTACTGATTGCCCGTCGCGCTGCCAAAAGACCAGACAAAATCTGCTCCCCGCGCGTGCCTCCAGGGAAGCTTTGCGCGATGGAACGGATCCCCGTGTTTTCAATGAGAGACACCTGCGAAGAGTCGGGCAATCCTGAAAGGCTCAATAGCATGTCGTCACCTTGCTTCAGCGGTACGGATGATGAACGAGGTCGCCGCCAGAAGACATCCCAAAGCGATCGAAAGGCTTTTCGCTCATGCCTCTTTTAGCGATGAACATCGTCATCGGTTCGGCGGTTTTCGCTTCGGCTGCGATAACCTCAAGGGCTTGCCGATAGTCCTCGCAAAACACGCCTACCTGACTGCCGTCTGGATAGACAACGGTCAGAATGAAGGTCTGGGGCGTGCTCGCTTTCGGCGACATTGCTAGAACTTGATCTTAGGGGAAAAGATCACAAAGCCGAGAAGGACAACTGCTCCCGCTCCAAGAACAAGCATCGGAACGGACACACCGAGAATTTTCGAGCCGCCATCATCCCCGTTGAACGGCACTTCCGCGTAAGGTCGTGTCGAGTAGCGGTACCCAGGCTGCGGGTAATTAAACACGGGGCCGTGATAGCGCGTCGGGTAGGGGTGCTGATGCGGAATCATCGGATTCGGCACGCCGCCGTACGTGTTGCCGTAGATGCTGTCCCGTTCGGGACGCGGCGCCATCGGGCGAGGCATGTTCGGCACGACGAAATTGGTAAGCTGAATGGCGTCTCGATCGAAAGGCATATCAACCACCCTTTTTGGGCCAGAGCATCCGGATGGCAACACCTGCGGCGACACCAGCGATGCCGAGAGCAACGTACGTTCCGATGTTGCTTTCACCCGAATCAGTACCCAAGCCGCTCGCTGCAATAAAACGCTGCGGGCGATTGTAGGCGCTTCCGGAAGATGAAGCATACCGTCGCGTCACCTGCGGCGACTGACGCGGCCCTGCTGCCATTGAAAGGGGAGCGCGCGAGGGCATAAATTGAACGCCCTCGGGATGCTTTGCAATTGGGAGGTTCGCTCCGGCGGGCCTCGGCATACCCATGGAGTACGCCTGAAGATCGAGAGACGGCGCTGCCGAAACCATGGGGTCGCCCATGTAAGGGAATGCTGGCATGCTGACCGAGTAATCTTCGGTAGCAGCAGCGACCAGCATCGAAGGCGGGGTCACCTGGGGAGTCTGAGGAACCTTCGTCTCCGACGGCTTCATCGGCGCGATCTGGGTGCTCGGCCAGCCTGGAACCTCGCTCGTTTCAAACATTGGATCGCGAGCGGGGCGACCTGGGATGCCCGTCATGTTCGAACGACGAGCGCCGAGCTTCGGATCCTCGCAGAACGGGATCAGGGAGCCTCCACGGCTCGTCGGCTTGGGTTCCAGGTTAAAAGACTCGGCAGGAGCAAACGTGCTGTCCGGGTCCCAGCCCTTACCACCGACACCAGGCTTTGCGTACGGCTCGTAACGGGTCGTCGGATCGAGGTAGGGCAGTGCGTCACCGTGCTCAACGTAATTGAGACCACCGGACGGAATGCCGACAACCTCGGCACCGGAAGTGATGTCGGTGATTTCTCGATTGACCGTGAACGGAACCTCGCGAGCGTGGTTTCCAGGAATTGAGTAGTGCGCCGCGAAGACACCGAGATCGGGATTCACTGTGGCGGGACGACGGAACGGGTCGAATACCCCGCTACCGAAAACATCATCCTGCTGCTCCATGTCGCTCACGTCTGCGTGATCGGAAATCTGATCTTCGTCGTGCATCGTCGGCATCTTTGTCTCTCCAAAGCCGCTCAAAAACCGCCCGTGCTCAGAGGCAAGGCGACGCGACTCAACCGGGTTGAGCTGTCCAAGCAGCGGAAGGTTCCGGCTGATTGGGTCCCTATTCACGACCTCGCCCGTATAAGGCTGGTGCGAGGGCGCAAGAAGCAAGTCGAGTTCTTCGTCGCCAATCATAATCGCTCCTTGATGCTCAGATCAGCGGTTTCGCTTCCAGTCACCGCAGCCGCAGCCGCCAAGTCCGTCGGGACCTGCGCCTACGCCGTTAACGGGTCCGAGGGTGGGCATGATGCTTTCGCGCGGAAAATTGTCGCGAACAACGGGACCGCCAAACACGCTCTTGCCCATCATACGGGGCCGAGCAAACGACACTGCAACCGGGATAGGCTGCGAAGGCATCACGCCCGCGACGCGAACCGGCTGAGAAAATGTCACCTGAACGGGCTGCGCCGAACTTGCGGCATCGCCGAAACCATTGACCGGTCCGGGAGTCGGCATAAGGCTGCGCTGACCAATGTTTCGAAGGCCGAGCTGGTTGTCGGGAAGAGTTCGAATGTCCCTTCCGCTACCGATGACCCGTGGCTCTTTCTCTTGGAAATAACCGCCGCCAGCGGAATAGCCAACATCCACAGTGCTTCCGTCTAGGATGCCGCCCTTAGGAGTGTATCCAGCGCGAGCAACACGCCCCGCAGGCTGACCGAGCATTGGCAAACGGTTGACCATCACGGCACGCGGATCCATTGGCTGCGGTGAGGATGAGATCTTTCGCGCCTGAACGGAGCTTTGAAAATCCCCCATTCCGACCTTTGAGAAACCGATGTCCTCGTACTTCGGAGACGTCCCCATCACTGAGCGAGGACCGGGCGGCCAAGGTCGAGCCGGGACCGACGGGAAAATCCCAATGTCGCGCGTCCCCGCGTCAGTTGCCTCGGCACCGAAAATTCCACCACGCGATTGATTGCTCATTGAATGTCTCCGTCTGTTCTTTAGAATCTGACGCCGCGTCACTATCGTGCGGCAAAAGGCTTAAGCTCGCTTGAGAGTACAAGAACTGTCGCCGCAAGCCCAATACCAAGAAGCCATGGAATTGCCTTTTGCAACGCTCCTGTCGCGACTGGTTCAGCCGGTGGAGGGGCAAGGACGTTAGCCTCGTCAACGCCCAATGGTCGCGCGACACGATAGCTCATCGTTTGATCGCTCGAACAAAAAGGGCTCCCGCAACAAAGCTGCCTCCGATGAGTGCAAATGTCTTGAAGTTCACCGGCAGCCCAAAGATACGGTTGCCATTGAGCTTTGATCCAGGACGTGCAGCCTTTTCGAGGTCGGCCGGGATCGAGACAACGAGGTGCGACCCTCCGGCACGAGCGAGGCTGAAGATTTCTTTTGGATTTTTCGACAAAACAAGACCGAACATTCCTGCGGCGTTCGGCTTTGAATCCATGAGAACGGCAAACCCGTTTTTGATTTCACTTCCGACATCGACGCTCGTTTTGGCATCGTCGGGACCTAGTTTGACGTCGAATGACGACGCACCACGCGGGAGCTTCGTTCCAGGTACAGGGGTAAGCTTCCAGGCGTTGGTAAGTGTCTCGGAGATCAGAATCGGCACATATTTGAGAGCGCTACCGCTGCGGCTCTCCGATAAAAACTGGCCCGACTTAACGCCATCCGCAGTCCACTGAGCCGTCTTCAGAGCCGCCTGAAAAGCCGGATCCTTTTGGCCATCTGGCGTCAATTCAACCTGGGGGACCTGCGACGACGAAGCGCCAGCGGGAGCATCAGCACCAAACGATTTTGCAAGACGGTACGACATGATGTTTTTCCTTCAATCTAGATCCCAAGTGAGGATTTCCTGCGCGCGCTCAGCGGCCTCTCGCTCCCGAGGACCCGCCACGGAATCCATCCAAATCCACTCGTTTGTCTTCGGCTCTTGAACACGGCAGGCGACGTGCGTCAGCGTATTGGGGGCGAAACCAAGCGCAACAAACTGCGGACGGCGACCTAGCTGCATTGCCATCGTCGCACACATGAGCGCCTGCTCGTCGCAGTCCACCGCCGTCGTCCCGAAGTTCATGATCTCCTCAACCATGCGCTGCGGATCCTTGACCAGTTCAACGTGCCTTGGGTCGTTGATGTAGCGGAAAATAGGCGTGCCAGGACGAACGGGGCTCGGCTGAACGAGGATGTTCCGAAGCGCGATGATTTCGCCCAAATAATCCTTCGGACAAACGTCGCGAACCACCCACTCGGTAAACCGACGAACGAGGATGCTTCTCTCGCCTCGATCGCCGAGAGCGAGGTTCGCCATCAGGGCAAGCGTGTCCTTTGCGCCTCGAAAAGGTCGAGTCGTCACAGGAGGAGCGGCACCGAGAAAACTGTAGGTATGGGGCGGCATAAGCGCGCACGAGTCCATTCAACCCCGCGCCAGCCGCACGTTCCCTCAGGGTCCGCCAAGGAGCCTAACCCAGGGGACCCTGAGAGTCCAGGTCTTAAACGCGGGCCACCGGCGCTCGACGATTTCCATCGCCGAGCGCGTTTCCATTAGGCATGTCGTAGATACGAAAAGATGGCGTAATGCGGTCCGCTGCGTACAGCGGACCTAGTCCCATCATGGCCCGAATTGCATCGACCATCGATCGACCAAAGTCCTGATCGTCGGTAGTAGGGCCAGTCCGCTTACGTTTTGCAACCGTCACGGAGAATATCCCTGCTCTTGAACCTTCGCCGTGGCGATCTTCCAGAGGTTGGCAACGAAACGCTGACCATCGCGAGTTGCAATGGCGGTGTTGGCGGAGAGCTGCTGAGCAGTTTCAACAATGTCCTGGGGCTTGAACTGACCGAGTAGCATTGCCGTCTGTTCAGGTCCGATTTCGGAAATGACGCCAATCGCGAAAGTTTCCGGACTTAGAACCTTGTTCGCTACCGCCCCTTCAAGTTTTTCAAAGAACTCGATAATCAACGCGCCCGTGTCTCCTGCCGTCTTTTCGGAAGGAGCCTGTGACGATGTCGTGTCCGATGAACTGGCCATCGAAGGACTGCCGACTACGGCGAGCTGTGACTCCACGCTGCCTGGCGCCTGCATGGTCGATTCTGAAGCCACCTGCGCTTGGAGCGGCGAGGCCATAACGGACGGTGTTGGGGCAAAAGGCACGGGGCTCGTCGGTGGCGAATACGCGGAGCCGAAGGGAGACGACATCGCTTCCCGTGAGGGAGGCGCGCTATTGGCCGATTGGGATACGGGGGCGGCTGGAGGTGCGTACCGTGCTTGACGGGAAACAGCCTGTTGCGCCTGAGGGGCCTGTGTTTGCGGCGCCGCAAGCTGCCTAACCTGGCGCTGTTGAATCTCCCGCGCCTGAGCCTGGCCCTGCTGCATTTGCTGCTGTTGGGCCATCTGCATCTGCTGCTGCTGGGCCATCTGCATCTGCTGCGCCTGAAGCATCGAGTCCGCCTGGTCCTTTCTGGCTTGCATGATTTTTTCAAGGACCTGTGGTGCGCTGTCAAACGCTTGGCGAGCGAGTCCGAGAAATTGTGCCATCGTAGAGTTCGACTCTCCTTCGGGCTTCTCGGAGGCTATCGAAGCGTCAACTAGGCCGAGTTCGGCGCCCATTTCACGAATCTCGCGGATGGCCGTCATCGGATCCTTGTGCTGCTTTGCCCGCTCCTGATCGAGGCGGTCACGCAAATCGGAGTTCTCGCGCCTTAGATCGGCTACCTCTGATCTGATTCGCTGCTCTTCGGCCTTGACCGCCTCGCGCTTCATTTCAGCCGACTCTCGGGCGAGTGTCGATTGAGCGCGCTCGCTTTGGCGGATGCTCTCGATCTCGCGAGCCGTCATGTCGCGGACGCTCTGAAGTTCACGATCAGTGGAGAGACGCAAATCTGCGATGCGCTGGTCAAACGTCTCTCGAAGCTGAGTGACCTCGGCCTGCTTCTGAGCTGTGATCTGGTCAATACGGTAACGGGAGTCCTCGCGAAGGCGCTCGCGCTCAAGAGTCTGAGCGGACTCGTAGTTGCGGCGCTCCTCGTCATTCCGACGCGTCATGTCCTCGACGATTCTTCGATGGTCCTTCGAAATGTCATCGAGCTTTTTGGAGTTCTCATCCATGATCCGCCGACGCTCCTCGTCTGCGCGGTCACGCACCTCTCGAAGCTGAGAAGCTGACTGGTCCTTCAACTCGGCGATTCGCGCGTCATACGACACGCGCATGTCGCTGACGACTTTGGTCTCGACAGCAAGGGTCGTCGCCGTCGCCTTTTGCTTCAGTTCGATGATCTCTTCTTGTAAGCGACGGATCTCAGCGTCTTTCTGGCTGACGTCGGACTGTGCTCCATTCTTGACTGCAATGAGTTCTTGCCGAATTCGATCCGCCTCGTCGCGCCAGAATTCAATCTGTGCGGTCTTCAAACCTTGGACGTCATCGACCATGCGCTTGGTCGTCTCGTAAAAGTTCGGCACAAGGTCTCGTTGGATTCGATCCGCCTTTTCCTCGGCACGTTGCCGGTCAAGGTGCAGACGGTCTCGCTCACGAGCGTCGAGTTGCATGCGCTGGGTTTCAACCTGGGTGTTCACGTTGCCACTTCCGTCGGGGATTGAAATTGTTGAAGCGGAATCACCGCCGATGTTTGGATCGCCAGAAACCCGAAAGCGAACGTCCTTAGCGGTCTTGTAGTCGCTTAGCGTTCCTTCGTTCTGGGTGGTTGGCTTCATCACCAATACTTGGTAGACGCCGCCGCCAAAGCGCGACCGAAACTCCTCAAGGCTAATGCGGTCGTAAATCTCGCATAGAAAGCCTGCGGTCGAATGGCCGCGAAACGACTTGGGTTCAAACCGCGTAATCCGAAGCTTCCAGTCTCCCTTTCCGATTTCCGGAAACGAGTCGTAAAGGTCCTCAAGCGAAACCACGCTTGAAGACGAACGGTTCTTGTCCCTCGATGCGTCGCGGTCGCGATCCCGAGAAGGCTTTAGAGCAAACTCCGGATCCGGTTGAAACACTGGCGATTCGCCAACGTCGTCCCAAAGCGGCGCATCGGGTAGCACAAAGGACTGGGCTTCTTGCTGCCGTCCGAGTTCGGAGGCGGCATCATCTGAGGCTTGGGTCATGGTTGAACCTCAGATTGCAGCCGATTCGTATTCGTCTTCTTCTGCTTCCGCTTCCGATTCATCGTCGGATTCAGCTTCGTCGTCTTCATCCGTATCGGCCGTATTTTCGCTAACCCATTCGCGAACTCGCTCAACGAGAAGCATCGCCTCGCTTAGCCTCTGATCTGCATCTGAATTGATGCTTGCGCTGCTGTCGCGAATGAGGCGAACGAAAACTTCGCACGTCGCGGCCAGGCTTAAGATCATGTTTGCCTCGTCTTCGCCAAGAATAGGTGGCTCTGATCCAGCCTCCAGCGTGCTCAGGCGAGCATCCACATCTTGGAGACTGTCGCTGACGTATTGTCGGAACTGCAAAAAATAACCGACAAGGTCCTCCATCACGCTGAGGCCAGTATCGCTTAGCTCCGAAAGAACTTTCTTCGGCGTCGGCTCAGCAATCTTTCCCAGGCGTTCTCGCTGAAGGCGTACGTCGGCCCAAAGATTTGTAAGTGCATCCTGCTCAATCGAGTCAATTTGCTGGGTCATAGGTCTTTCAGTCGTTCGGGTGTTGTTCCAAAAGGTGCTGGCGGCGCGCTTACGCGAGCCGGAAAGGCTTTACAAGCTCAAGGTGGCGCTTGCTGTTCAACCGCGTTCGGTCGAAGCTTTCGAGGTACTTCTCAGTTGTCGCTGGGTCAACAGGGTTGCGGTAGTCGCAGGCATAAACTGCCTCGTCGCGCAAGGACATGTACGCACCGCCAACGCTGCGTCGTGCTGAGCAGTTGTAAAATCGAATCAGATGGCCATGCTCTTTCGGATTCGGAACGTCGTCATTCGCCATCACCTGACGCAGGAAATGTTTGCAGCGCTCGCGGCGCATGCGGACAGCGACGTAAAATTCTTCCTCGCGCACTACCGCCACGCCAAACTTCCGCTCAACCCGCGATGGCTCGAATTCCCTGCGCTCACGCTCTTCGCCGGTTGACGCATGGAAACGCGACAAAACGTTGGCAAACATCGTGCTCTCACGAGCCTCCGCTGGCGTGAAGCGCTGACCAGATTTGCGCTCCCATCCTCGGGCTTCGACCTCGTCATCGAAAAGCTCAACAAACATCGTGTCGTCTTCCACGCAGACGACGGTGTCACGCGTGAAAGGATGAGCCGCCGCCAAATCATGACGCTCGTCGGCGGGAACGGGCATGCCGTCTACCGGGCTTTCGACGAGAATCGATGTGATCGGCTGATACGCTTCGAAAATTTCCTCGCGCAACGAGACTTCCGCATCATCCGCTTTACCATCACGCTCTGTCACGCCTACCTCGCATTCATCTGCTGGCACGTCGCAGTCAAAACCGTCCGCCTCGGCGAGTGGTTCATCCTCAAGCTCTTTTCGGTCTTGTTCCACGGCGGCCAAGGTAGTGATGAAGCGCGACCGGCGCAATCCTTGACAGAGTATGTCCTAAAAACGACTTTCATCGACGACCGAAAAACGCGATCATCATGCTGTAATCGTTAACGTTTTCGCCGGAAAGCGGACACGATCGAAAATTCCCCTGTTGACCGACGATGGCCCAATCGTTCAGGCTGTCGATCCGCTCGGAAGGAATTCGCCTTCCGGCACGACAAAAAGCAGCGGGCGTTCGCTTCGACTCGAACGCCCGCTCGCGCATACAAGCGCAGGGAACTTTTGGACCCAACTGAAAGCTACCCTGCGCGAACAGCCACGTCAAGACAGTACAACGTATTGTCATGTAGTGTCACTTCGCAGGTCAGGGAATGCCGAACAATCTTAGGTCAACGACCAGCAAGAGCGCACGCAAGCGCAAGCGGGGCGAGTCGGAAGAGGACTACGCAAAGCGCATTGCGCGAATTGAGTCAAAGCGACTCAGCGAAGCAAAGCGAAGGCAAAAAAGCTCATCGTCTAAAAGTCAAGACGATTCTTTGGGCGAGAAGCTTGGCGCTGATCATATCTTTTCTGAGCAGTCAACCTCAAAGACGTCTCCCGTTGTTGAGCGTTTTTTGGAGCAGCACTCTGCCGACCTGACAAGCGCGTCTGCCGAGGTCGAAAAATTGAGGCGATTGCTCTCCGACGAGCGGCGCGAAAGGGAGCGCCTTCAGCGCGAAATTGCCATCCGCGACGAACTCGTAAACCACCGAAATGACGTGGCCGAGCAGTCGAATTCTGTAAAGTCCCTGTTTTTGAATCAATCAATTGAAATCATTGACCTTTCTTCGTCTCGTGGGCACGAGCATGCAGATCACGAAATCATTGACCTTTTTGCACATGATGGACAGGTGCCAGAAATCGTGTCCACAATTGCTCCTAACCATGCAAATTCTAAAGAACTTTCTGCCTCCCCTGGACACCTGGAAAGTGACCCTACCTCTAAGAATATCTCCTTAAGAGATATTCTTAGAGGTAGGGCGACTCACCGGCCTGTTTGGGGCTCCGGCGAATCAGAGCGGGAGCGGCGGAGAGATCCGGAGCAAACAAAAAACGATGCGCGACCCGAACCAACGATGACGCTTGCGGAGGCAGCCGAGAAGCTGCTATGGGTTGGTTGGGTTGACCGTGCGCGCCGTGAATTTCCTTCCGATCCGCTTCTCGTTCGCTTCGGCGCTCGTGAGGAACGTGCGTGGTCGGATGTCGTCGCAAGCACCGCTGAGTTCGTCGGTTGCGACAACGTCAACGCCGTCTGCGACCCGATTCCGTTCGCCCTCGAACTGACGTGGACGCTGCGTTATGCGCTGGATTCGCTTCCAGCAGCAACGCCAGTCCTCGATGTTTGTTGGCGCTACATCTCGTCGTTCATGAAGCCTCAGCCTCGCTCACGCCTCGGCGTGTACGCTGGAACTGAAAAGCTTGAAGTTGTCAAGAGAAAGTTTGAGGCGGTTGAATTTGAGCTTTCGACGGGGATGCTCGTCATTCAGCGGGGGGACGTCTGATGTCCGAAGAGGCAGCTCCCGTCGCGCAGCCAAAAAGCCATCGCGACCTCCTGATGGCGAAGCAAAACGGCTTCGACGTGGAAGACTTCAAGCTCTTCCTTTGGCGTCGTGAAGAGGAGTTGATTCGTTCGGCAATTGCCTACCCTCAGCAGTACGCAAACAGTGGTCTTGAGGTAGGCCATTTCGAGGCACCCATGCACCGCGTGGCGTGGCAAGCGTTTGAGTCGCTTGTCACGACTTATCCGGAAATGGAAAAGCTCGATGGCGGCTCGTTCGTGAGCGAGATGCTTTCGGCTGCTCCTGACATCGCCGCCGGTGCGATGAACTGGATGCTGTCGCTTTTGAACGAGCTTCCGGTCAATCCTGAAATCGGAATTGATCAGATTGTTCGCGACTTATTTTACCACGCGAGGCTCCGCAATTGGTCCAGCGTGCAGAAGCGTTATTTTGCACGGATCGGAAAAGACACAAACCTCGCAGACCTACAGGCATCCATCGTCAGCACCTCGCGCGACGTCGTTTATGCCTACGAGGGCGAGGGGCGTGTATCGCCGCCTCTCTCATCGCTTGCTTGGGATGCTCGTGACCGAGACAAGATTAGCGTCGTAAAGACGGGCATTGATGCCATCGACAGGGCGGCGGGCGGCGGCCACGGAAGAGGAGAGCTTCTCGTTTGGGGAGGTGGAACGAGCCATGGAAAGTCGTTCGCGATGCAGCGGCTACTGAGAAACCAGGCGGAGATGGGACAGAGCGCGCTCTACGTAAGTTGCGAGGACGCGCTTGAGCTTATGCAGTGTCGCATGCTGGCGGACTACTGCTCCGACATCTCGCCAAAAGACATACGTATGCGAGCGGCAGATCCGGAAAGGGTCGAGGCCGCGTTTGAAAAGATGCGCCAAGAGCTAGGCGACCGCGTGACCGTCGTTGAGCACAAGAAGCCGACGGTGAGCCAAGTCTGCAACCTTGTTCGCTACTACAAGTACGCGCGGAAGGTTGACCTGGTCATCATTGACTACCTCCAAGCTATCAACGATGACAACCCAAGCGGCCAGAAGACGATGGATACCGCGAACGTCATCGCGAAGCTGAAGAAGTGTTTTACGGAGTGCAAAGTGGCGGGCGTCGTGCTCACGCAGTACGCACGTAACGAGTACCGCGAGGGCGAGGAGCCAAGCATCAACGCGGCGAAGTACGCAGGCGACATTGAGAATGAAGCCGAGGTTCTTGTCTTCATGTGGAAGGACAAGGACGACACGCTGCACGTCAAGCTTCCGAAAGTGAAATGGAGCCGCGCAAAAGCCCTTCGCTACAAGATCCCCGTAAACCCGATCACCGGTTGCCATGGAGTCTGGCAAGAAGATTTTGATGACTGAGGAGGAACATGAGAGAGCTGACGATCCACGAGGTTGCGAGAATGTTCAACAGGTCGGTTGATAGCATTGGCAAGAGGAGCCACTGCCCGATTCGCAAGCACAAGAGGGAGGACAAGACGTTCAAGATTTTTAGGACTTCTGAAGGATCGGTTCTTTGGAAGTGCTTCAGTTGCGACAAGCCAGACGACGCTGGCGACGCAGTAAAGCTCTACAGCCTGCTCGGAGGCGTCGATAGAAAGACCGCTTGGCTTGAGCTTAAAGACCAAGGGTTTGCCGTCCCAGGCGCGAAAGAAAGCGATCGACCAGCCAGTAGCGGAAGTCGCCCACCAATCCGAAAGATGGCGATGTCAGTTGAAGGTAGGCCTCTTGAGCCAAGATCCATACTTGCGATGCCTGAAGAGCGCTGGGATGAACTCAGCCTCCAGCGCCTTGGGGCGGTAGAAAGGTTCGCTCGCGACAGAGGGCTCGACGCAGCAGCCATTCGAAAACTCGATGTCGTCGATATGGGTTATGACGCCGTTGGCTTTGGATACCGGGATCCGGCGACTGGTAAACCCTGCCGCGTGAAGGCGCGCGCTCTCGACCGCAAGACTTTCTGGATTGAGCCCCGCGCAAGCAAGGGAGAGGATGGCGTCGCGCTGAGCCCGCTCTACATGGCAGACAAGTTAGAAGTCGCCCAAGGGATCCAGGGCGTGGCAGTGATCACCGAGGGAGAGGTCGATGCGCTCACGCTGAGGTACATGGGCATCCGCAACGTTGTGTCGCTACCTGATGGAAGCGGTTCTGCATCAAAGGTTGACCTGAAGCCTATCTGGTTTCGATCCGCGCTTGTACTGAGCGCAGTGGATTCTGATGACGAGGGCGATAGAGCCCACCGCGATCTGTATGCGAGGTGCGTTGCGATGCAGAAGCAGATTGCGCGAGTCAGGTGGCAGATCGGAAGCGGGCCGCTATTCAAGGACGCAAACGATGCGCTGAAGTCAGGTTGGAAGCGCGAGCAATTCGTCTTTTGCCTTCAGCAGTCTGCCAATGAACTCCGTGGATACGAGGTGAGCCTTGCAAGCGCATGCTGAACCAGAACCGACAAAGCCCGTCTCGCAAGAAAACCTCGCTCAGGCGCGGCGAAGGAATCAACTCGCTAAAGAACTTGAGGAGGACTCAATGATTGTCTCTTCTGGTGCGAGGCTCATGAACCGCCCGCTCGATAACGCGAAAGCAAAATTCATCGAGGACTTTATAAAGGCGCGAGTCTTCGAACGTTTTCCTGTCATTGAATCCGACCTAGTCGATGAAGCCCAGGTTCGATGGGCGAGTGACCTCATCACCAAGCCACGAACGATTCTGGATGTTACGGCGTCAGAGGTTGAGGCCGCCTTTTTACAAGCAGGCGCCGAGGCTCCCGCCTCGTCTTCGATTATCGCGACGAAGATCCTTTCAAGCGACACCGGAGCATCTCGGGGAACGCTCGCTGACGCGACGAACTCCGAGCTTGAGGTACACCTTGTGCTCGGGCATATCGCGGCGCTTGGTTATCGATGGCCTCCCAGGATCACGATTGCAGTTGCTCGTCGAATCGCCATCGTACTTTTGAATCGTCACAAGTTTGAAGAAGGACAAGGACAATGAAACCAGCCACAAGCATCTACGTCGCCTCTGCAACTGAGCAGCTCGTTCTTGTCGAGCATTATGTCGATCGCCTTAGAAGCGCTGGCTTCCTCATTACCTACGAATGGACCAAGGATGTTCGGGAGGGCGGCTTCAAACCGGACGTTGAACTTTCTGACGTTCAACGACGGTATGCCGCTCGAATGGACTCGCATGGCGTAAAGATGGCGGACATGGTTTGGGTTGTTACCCCAGCCACCAAGTCTCAAGGGTGCGGAATGTGGATCGAAATGGGAATGGCGTTGGCGCTCGGAAAGCGGATCATCGTAAGCGGGCCACTCGCCCGTCGAAGCGTCTTTGCTGAGCTTGCAGAGGCCGTGTACGACGACCACGAGCACGCCCTTGAACACATCTTCAAGAAAGCCGTCGCTGCGTGAGCTTCCCGCACCACAAGTCTTGGGCGGATGTCGGTGAGTTCATCAAGCAACGAGTTGAGGTTGCCAAAAACGAGCACGACCATACGGCCACCGAATGCGTTTACGCGCATTTCAGAAGGTGGGCGTTCTTGCGAGGTGAGGGGGCTGTATCAGCAGAGGTATTCGACGTTCGATTCTCCAAAGCGATGAAGCTTCAATCGTACAAAGACGGAGAATTTAGGTTTTATCCTGTTTTGCTGAAAGACCCTCCAACCAAAGATGACGACGACCTTGAGTTTCAGAAACCGAAGGGTCGAGTCGTTCGAGGTCAGGTCAGGATCCTTCGAGCAATGCAGTTCCATGACAACGTCATTCAGGTCGGAACTGTCCTCGACTGGATGGAGTCGAGTGATTACGAGAAGCAAAACATCGAACGCATGACGAAAGATGCTGGCAACCGAGCCATGTCGTGGCTCATTGTCGAGTTCAAGGGCACGCGCAGGTACGTGCCCGCGACCAATGTGGAGAGAGTCTAGTGAGCAAACGTCTCTGGAAAAAGGTTGCCAAGAATCGAAAGCGATCGGGAAAACGAGAACAAAAGATCGGAACCATTGAGCCTGTCGGAATGCGAGTAGGACCCGAAGGCGGCGAGCTTTTGGTTACGAACTGCGCTTTTTGCGGTTACCCGACCACAGAGACATGGGTCCTCGTCACGGGAGAATCCGGCTGCGAGCTTTGCGTCATCGACGAGGACGAGGCGATATTTTGTCGGGTTTTAGAAAAGGTCGGTGACCAGGTCAAGATGCACCTGCTTGGCAAGCCCGGTCCGCACGTTGAAACTTGACGCGAAACAATCCCCGCTGATAATTCGCGGGACCATGGCACGCCCCTTTTTTCTTTCGGAGCACGCTCGACATATGCTGTCCGACATTGCTCGATGGTCCGACTCCAACGAGACTGAATGCCTGGAGCGATCGATTCGCAGCCTTTGGTATGCTGTAGTGCTACGAAATCGAGTCGTTGACGCGTGGGTCGGAACGATGAAGCGGGTTCGAGCTATCATCGACCCGCCGACCCGACCCGACGCATTATCGAGGCTTCGTCGATCCATAGAGGTCGGAAGCCCATCCGCCTCCCCGGAGGGCGAAGCCGGTCCCCTTGGAGATGAGGCGCTTGGCGGCTGGTTCGTCACACTTGACGCATAGCCGGACGGGTTCATCACTGATTCGTTGCAGCGTTTCCCATTCGTGGCCGCATTTGGCGCATCCGTATTCGTAGGTAGGCATGTCGTTGCCGAAGCTAGCTACGGATTGACTTCGTGGCAACATTCAGAGAGAGGATGATTCACATGAAGATTTTCGACGCAGTGAAGCGGGCACGGTTGTTGGCAAAGTCGATCATGGAGGAGCCGCTTGAGCTTCCTGAACCGACGCCGGAGGTCTACGAGGATACCCGGCTTGATGACGCTCTTGCGCGGATGAAGGTCCTTGAGAGGATCAACAGCGAGTATTTCGACGTTATTGAGCGAATCGAAAAAGAGCGCGACCAGTGGAAGGACATGTTCTTCACGCAGGCGAGCGAGCACCAAAACGCTCAAGCGTTGCTTCAGAAGATGCTCGCGGACTGCTCGAATAACCTTCGCGCCGCCCTTAGTCAGCTCAATTTCTTCCGAAAGGGCGCTGACCTGGAGACCGTCATCACGCCAAAGTCACTTATCGATTTTCCGACTGACCTTCCCGATCAATACGGCGCGAAAATGAAGAAGCTTGCTTCAGAGGCGCTTCCCCAGACGAACGGTCTGACCGAGCGGGAACGGATTTCGGTAACACTTCCTGCTGCAAGCTCAGTCGGCTGAAGCTTTTTTTCTTGCACGGACCAGAAGCAGACATTAGCTTCCGGAAAGGTTCGTGAAAGTCTATCGCGAAGAAAATGTTTTTGAGGCGGCGGTTCGACGGATCTCGTGGTGTTTTGACCGCTACGAGAACGTGTGCGTGTCTTTCAGCGGCGGGAAAGATTCGACCGTTCTGATGCACCTGACGTGCGCCGAAGCACGAAGGCGCGGTCGAAGGGTCCAGGTCCTCTTCATTGACTGGGAGGCGCAGTACCGTCTTACGATTCAGCACGTCGAGCGAATGTTCGCAGACTACGCGGATGTGATCGAGCCGATCTGGGTTTGCCTTCCGCTAACGACGGTCAACGCGTGCAGCGCGTTTGAGCCTGAATGGTCGTGCTGGGATCCGTCGAAAGCTGGCCTTTGGGTGAGGGACGTTCCTGAGTGCGCGGTTCGCGATCCTCTTGCCTTTACGTTTTACGAGCCGTCGATGACGTTTGAACATTTCGTCGATGCGTTCACTCGGCACCTTGGACCATCAACGGTTCAGCTTCTCGGCCTTCGGTCGGATGAAAGCTCTGCAAGGTTTCTGTCGATATGCGATGACCTAAAGAACGTGGATGGTCTCCGATGGACAACGGAGACGCTTCCAGGAGTCGTGAAAGGCACGCCCATCTACGACTGGTCGGCGAAGGATGTGTGGGTGTTTCACGCCAAGACTGGGCTTGCCTATAACCGGGTGTACGATCGGTTTCATCAGGCCGGTCTCAGCCTCTCGCAGATGCGCGTGTGCGAGCCGTACGGCAACGAGCAGAGAAAGGGCTTGCAGCTCTTTCACGCTATCGAGCCTGAAACATGGTCAAAGGTTGCCGCTCGCGTATCAGGGGCGAACGCCTGCGCGCTTTACTCGAAAGAGCGCGGAAACATCTTGGGCGACCGAAAGATCGAGTTGCCGAACGGGCACACTTGGCGTTCGTTTACCGAGTTTCTTCTCGCGACGATGCCTTCTCGTACGGCAGAGCATTACCGAAACAAGATTGCCGTCTACATCAAGTGGTATCGCGAGCACGGGGTCGATGAACTTCCCGAGACGGCCGATGGCGACTTGAAAGCGAAAGACGTTGGTTCATGGAGGCGGATCTGCCGAGCCATTTTGAAGAACGACTACTGGTGTAGCTCGCTTGGGTTTTCGCCGCAGAAGACTAAGTCCTACGAGCGGTACCGAAAGATCATGGAAAGGCGCAGGAATGACTGGGGAATCTTCGCAAATCGTTGAAAAGGTACGGGCTGCACTCGCGTGCGCGAAGGACCTGCCTCTCGATGAACTTGTAGCGGTTTTGAACGAGATTCGTCGCGCCATTCAGCACGCGAGCCCATTCAAGGACGAGCCCGTTGACCTTGTGACGTGGGTCCGAGCCGACTGCCTAACAGGAAACGACTACAACCCGAACACCGTTGCACCTCCGGAGATGGAGCTGCTCCGACATTCGATTCGATCGGACGGCTACACGCAGCCGATCGTTGCGTTCGAGAAGGACGGAAAGTTCGAGGTGGTGGATGGTTTCCACCGCCACCGGGTAGGAAAGGAAACACCGGATATTCAGGCACGTCTTTCAGGCTACCTTCCGGTTGTCGTCATCAACCAAAGCCGCGATGGCAAGAGTGACCGCATGGCTTCGACGATCCGGCACAATCGGGCGCGAGGAAAGCATCAGGTCGATGCCATGAGCGACATCGTCATTGAACTCTTTCGTCGAGGATGGTCGAACGATCAGATCGGCAATGAGCTTGGCATGCAAGAGGATGAGGTCCTGAGGCTTAAGCAAGTTTCAGGGCTCGCGGATTTGTTCAAGGACGCCGAATTTTCTAAGTCCTGGGATTGGATTCCAGAATGATCGTGCATCAAAGCCTCGACCGGGATTTCTTTGCAATCATCGATACGCCGGAGAAGGCGTACGTGCTCGGTTTGATTTGGTCGGACGGAACCATCGACTCGCGGAGCAAGCAGGTGAGGCTCAGGCTTCACCAGAAGGATGGAGAGGTTCTGGAGGCTATCTCGAAGATCGTTGGCGGAGTGTCACCGAAAACGATCGCTCCGAGCGGCAACGCAAAATCGCCTCAATCGGCTCTCATCTGGAGCAGTCAGAAGATGGTTTCGGATCTTGAGAAACTAGGCCTCTGCCGAAACAAGGATCAGGTTCTTCCAAAAGCCCAGATGGTTGACCTTCGCTTCGAAGCCGATTTCGTTAGGGGCCTCGTCGATGGCGACGGGTGCGTTCAGTTCGTGAACTCGACACCCAGGATCTCGTTCAGGAACAGAAACGACCACCTTCTTGGGTTTGTTCGTAACTTCTGGAAGCGCGCAACTGGCGTTGATGTGTCGCTCGACGGAAAGAAGCCACACAAGGGCACTGGGAGAATTTATCCAAGCGTCTACATGAGCGGCACGAACGCCGTTGCTGCTGCAAATGCGACGTACGACGGAGCCCGTATAGCGATGGCAAGAAAGCTGTCGGTGGTCCACGAGTTCAAACGCTGGGTTCCAAGTCCTCACCGAAACCGGTTCCGATTCGGACCTGTCATCAAGCGAATTGGAAGCTCGGGCAACTCTGCTGCCCTGCTTCTTGATGCAGCGGTTGCAGGTCATCTTGGGGTTTCAAAAGGCGACTACGTTGAGATTGAGCTGATGTCAGACTGCTCGCTGTCTGTTCGTCGATCAAAAAAACCTTGACCCAATCTTGCGGGCATGGTTTTCTTTGACCCGAAGTAACGGTTCGTCTGCCGGGAGCACTTTTGAGCGACTGGGGGCAGGCCACTGTGCTTAAAAGCACAAGTGCGTCCCCATGCCGAAAGCAGCTTTGGCAAAACCTATCTCGCGTAATCAGGCATTGTCCTACGACAGGACAGTGCCGAATGGCCTTGGCGTGACGGCAATCTCAGCCGTGAACGGCCGTGGGAGCTACGCGCGCTTCGCGGCGAATCGTTACAAGGCAACGCGCAGCATTATCGGCGGCGCTGGTTCGTCTTCCGAACTCTCACCGAATGGAGACGGGATGTTTTACTACAAGAACAAGAAAAGCGCGCCGAAGATGAGCGCAAAGGCCAAGAAGAAGTGCGCTCCGCTCGTGAGCAAGGCTGTCTCGGAGGCGAAAGCGGCCCTCGACAAACTTGCCAAGAAGTCGAAGCCCGCGAAAAAGGCCAAGAAGCGCAAGCTGAGCGCTGCCCAAAAGGCGGCGCTCAAGAAGGGTCAGGCCATGATGGCTGCTCGTCGCGCGGCGATTGCCTCCGGTCGTCCTCTTCCGAAGAAAGCCCCCAAGAAGGCCGCCCCCAAGAAGGCCGCCCCCAAGAAGGCGAAAAAGGCTTCCAAGAAGGCTCCGAAGCGGGCAAAGAAGTACCAGCCGAAGCCTTTCGTGCGTAAGGCTGCTCCGAAGCGTAAGGCTGCTCCGAAGCGTAAGGCTGCTCCGAAGCGTAAGGCTGCCGCAAAGCACAAGGCGCCGAAGCATAGCGCCAAGAAGTCCAAGAAGTTTAAGCGTGTCAAAGCGCTCTACGTTCTTGCTAACCGCAAGTATCGCGCAAACCTCAGCTACGATCAGCTCGTCGCGTACGAGGCTGCTCGCGCGAAGAAGTCCGCTCCGGCTGCTGCCCAGTCTGCTGCCGCCCCGGCGCGGGGTCTCGCTGCTTACCGGCAGCTCCGCGCGCAGGTGAAGTCGCTCAAGGATGCTGCCCGTGGCGAGGCGGGTCCCGCGAAGGCCGCTCGCGACAAGGCGAAGGCAGACTACGCTGCGGCGGTGAAGTCGTTTAAGGGTAAGAAGGACGCTGGGTCGAAGGCCCAGCTTCGTCAAGCCAAGGCGACCCTCGACGTGGCGCAGGCGCAGTATGATTACGCGCAGCACCTTACCGATGCGAAGATCGCTGCGGCTCAGGGCATGCTTCCCGCCAAGAAGGCACGCAAGGCTCGCAAGCCGGTTCAGCCTCGCGTGTTCGGCGCTCAGTACAAGTCGAAGCGCGTTCGCGTCGGCAAGAGCGGTCACGCGAACGTTGTGGCGCGCATCGGCAAGAAGGGCGTTGCCACCTACATGTACCTCGACAAGAAAGGCAAGGCGCGCAAGCTCCCTGACTGGATGGTCGCCGGTGCCCCGAGCGCCGAAGCGTTCGAGAAGAAGCCTGCGTATAAGGAGCGCCTTGCAGCTCGCCGCAAGAAGGCGGCCGAGTCGGTCAGCAAGAAGGTCCTCGCAGGCAACTATCCGTTCACCCCGAATAAGCGGGTGGTGACTTTTGAACAGTGGGCAAAATCTATGAAGAAGAAGCACAAGAAGCACGGTAAGGCTCGCCACAACCCGCTTATGCAGGCAGCGGCGAACAAGAAGCGCGGTCGCAAGCACCGCAAGGCTCGTCGCAACCCCCTCATGCAGGCAGCGGCGAACAAGAAGCGTGGTCGCAAGCACTCGAAGCGCATGCACCGTAACGGCCAGGTTGCGACGTACATCAGCAACATGGGCGCTTACGCTTCGGACCTCCTTGAGGTTTTGAAGAGCGGCGCGGTCGTCAGCGGCGGCCTCATCGCCCACAAGGCGCTGACCAACGTCGTCGTCGAGCAGGCGTTCGGCAAGATTGAGTTCCTCGGCAAGCTCCCCGCGAAGTACCAGAAGAGCGTCGCGGCTGTCGCCGTGGCGGCCGTTGGTATCCCGCTTTCGACGAAGTTCGGCGGCCAGTATGGCAAGAAGGTCAGCATGGGCATGGGCGCCGCCCTCGTCCACACGCTGTTCTCCGAGCTGCTCGGCGGCATGGACTCGACGGCGAAGTACAAGCAGTACCTCGGATCGTACACCGAGGCCGACATGAGGCTTCCGATGGGCTCGTACTACGAGTTCCAGCCGGGTCAGTCTTATGCCGGAATGGGTGAGTACATTGAGCAGTCCGGCCCTTTGGCCGGTTTCGGTGAGCTTCAGCAAGCGGCGGCCGGTTTCGGCTCGCCCGCGCTGATGCAGGCCGCTGCTGGGGTTGGCGAGTACATTGTGTCCGGTGCCGAGGGTATCGGCGAGTACGAGCAGGTTCGCCCTGAGTACACCGCGCCCCATTCGCTTCGTGAAGGCATCGCGCCGAGCCTCGGTTCGGCCGAGCAAGCGCTGAACATCGCGGAGGCGGCGGCTGGAGTGGGTGGTCTTGGAAATCAGGACCTCTCCCTTGAGCAGACCGTCTACCCGCAAGGTCAGGCCCTCGATATCGGGGACCAGCCTGGCGGAAGCCGTGCCGGTGTCTTTTACGGCGGCAACGGCGTGTTTGGTCCCTGATCTGTGTTAGATTGCGATGCGGGGACTGGTTTTGGGAATTGAACCAGCCTTCGCATCGAAAAATAATCATTCCCTGGCGAGGGGGAACCAGACCCCTAAGGGCAAAACCGGCCCCCAAAAAACGGTAGCCATCAAGGAAATACGACAATGCCGAAACTTACCAATGTTCGTGAGCGTGTTCACCAGCCCTTTCGCGACACCCTCGTTCGCACCTCCGGTATGTATACCGGAAATATCACCGACGTGACCCGCCTCTTCACCGTTGCGGGCAAGCCCGAAGGTGAAACCAACCTGCCGAACGGCAGCACGCTCCCGAGCGACCAGTCGATGGTTGTTCTCGCGTGCCGCGTGTTCACGCACTTCCGCAACTCGATCCAGCGCAGCACCTCGCCGCTCTCGATCGGTGGCCAGGACATCCTGCGCCACAACGGTGACTTCGTCTACCCGGCGGACGCCGCAACGGCGACCCAGTTCGCCCAGCTCCTCAACGGCCAGGCCGTTGGCGAGCCGGAAGACTGCTTCCGCCTCTGGTGGCAGGCGCAGGACCAGCTCCTTTGGAGCTTCGGTGCTGGAGACAAGTTCTCCATCACCAGCATGCCCTCGGCGTATTTCCCGTACGGCGGCGGCTTGGCCCAGGGCCAGATGCAGCAAACCGACCTTATCTACTGGTCGAACGGTATGCCGAGCCACGAGGGTATCCTCCGTCTCGCGCGCGCCGTGCTCATCCCCCCGCGCCAGAACATCAAGTGCGAAGCGCAGATCAGCCCCCTCTCGGCTCTTTCGAACGCCGCGACGGTCAGCTCGACCCAGGGCGCCCGCAACTTGCTCTCGCTGCGCGACAACTTGAACGCCCCCGACCTTATCAACAAGGTTGTGTCGTTCACGTTTGACGGCCTTTTCAGCCGCGACGTGCAGTGAGACCACGCGCGGTCGGCCGGATACGGCCTCCGCGCTCTCTCGCGAAAATGCCCGACTCGGCCTTCCGGTCGGGTCGGGCATTTCGTTTCATTCTTCTCCGTTACCGGTGTCATCACCCTGGCTCTGACATGGCCTTGGTGGTCGAAAGGAAGTGTCATGAACCAGTACGACGTTTCTGATTTTGCTCGGGCGCTTGAGCAGATGCGGTCCGACTTCAACCAGGGCCTCAATCGCGTTGCGGGTGGTCTGCGTAACTACAACGACAAGCAGCTCGCGCAAATGCACGGGCGCATGGAGGAGTTGTCTCGCGTAACGAACTCGATGCACGCGAAGCGTAGCGGCCGATTCTGGCAGGGTCGCACGACGATGATCGAGGATATCCCCGGTCGTCGCGTCCCCTACGTCCTCGTGGTAGACATCCCGATCAGCTCCTCGGATACAAGCATCCGCGAGTCGTCGGTTACGATTTCGCAAGAAGGCCCCTTCGTTGCCGTCAAGCGTATGGCGACGTTCCAGAGCGTTCTTGAGTACCAGGTGAACACCGTTTCAGAAGGAATTGCCCGATTTACCGGCCGGTCGTTCGGTCGCTATCGACCGGTGCATTCGGTCTGCGACATCATGGACTCGCAGCACAACACGCTTGGAAACACGAGCCAGTGGTTCCTCGCGGCGCTTGCGAACCCGAACGCCG